GTGCAAACTCAGGCATTAAGTTCCCAGATGGTAGCATTCAAACTACTGCTGCTGGAAATGGTGGATTACCATTATCAAATGGCAACAGCATCATTAATATTGCTACACTAGATGGTAACATCACACTTGATGCTAATGGCAATACTTTTACATTTGGTACTGACGGTAATCTCACTATTCCAAGCAACTTAGTAATTGGTGCGAACGGGGCCGGCGGATCAAGCATCTATCAATTTGATGCACCTCTTCAAGTTTTAGGAGAAGGTGCTAACAGCGCATTGATAGTGGGCTGGACCGCAAATAGTAGTGGACCAGAAAATGTGGCAGCTATTGCCTTCAATAATCCATTAGGCAATGGTGCTGGTAATCTAGTCATAGGAGTCGGCAATAACGCAACTACGGTTAATTATTGGAACTTTGACAACACGGGTAACTTAATATTGCCAGGCAATGGTTATATTAGTAACCCAATCAACAGTTCACTGGATCCATTAAATCCAAATGTCAGTACGATGATCTTTACACCAGACTCTGGCTATAGTTCACAGTCATTAGTGCTTGACCCAACTGCTCCTGGACATATTCACTTACGAGCACCGGGCGCAAACATTGACGAACCATATGCTAATATATTCTTAGGTGGTGAAGATTCAAGTTTTGAAGTAGGTTATTATAACGGTAGTGCTCCTAACTTATACATTCACAGTGGTGGCAACACTTGGACATTTAGTAATGACGGAACTACAACGTTCCCTACAGGTAATATAACTTCTAACACATCATTGCAATTCACTACAACATTTGCCAATGTTAAAACAGTAGAATATCAAACAGCAGGTGTATGGGATCTATATGTTGAAGATAGTATCACAGGATCTAATACCGCGGCTTCTCGTCTAAACGTATCTTTCAAAGATAATCTAATAGATAAGCCTCAAGTCTACATTGAAAACACAAAAGAAAGTGATGGCATAGCCCTTCGTTGGACATTTGACGAAAATGGTAACTTGAACTTCCCACGTGATGTAGCAGGCAACACTGATCCTTTCTTAACTATCAGTGGTGGGGCAAGCCCAAGAATCTTGTCAGAAGATGTTAGTTTAGCAGGTCCTGCTAATCTTGAGATTACGGCTCTTAATACTATATTCACCGGCTCTAGTGGTAGCGCAATCAAGATTTACCCTGATGATGGTGAAGTTGCGTCTGATGGTAATCTTCAGATTTGGTCTAACGTAGTCGGCAATACTCAATATAGTTGGACGTTTGATACTGATGGTAACTTGACACTACCTGGAAATATATCGCTTTCAACAGCAAATGGTATTATTGATTCTACTAGTAACCTAGAGATTTACTCAGGAACCGATGGCAATAACGGTGCATACCTAGCACTTGGCTCCGGTAGTGGAAATATCGGCGGAGACATTTCAATAATCTCAGGTGAAGGCACTGTCACTACTGGAGGAAACATAATTCTTCAAGGTGGTATTGGCAACACTAAGGGCGGCAACGCTACACTTCAAGGCGGATCCGGTCTTGGTGCCGGGGGCAACGGCGGAGATGTTGAGATTGTCGGTGGTATCGCAAACGTAGGAGGATTAAGCGGAAACATCACTCTTTATTCAGGAGTGAATCAGTGGAAGTTTGACAATTCTGGAAATCTAACTATACCATCTAATACAGTAAAGATCAACTTCGCTAACGGTAGTCCTGCTTTTGCTAACTTAGTACAATGGACTACTGCTCCTGTAGCAAATACAAGCGCAGGAACAGCAGGACAAGCTGCATATGATAGTGGTGGAAATCTCTATGTATGCGTGTCTACGAACACTTGGGCTAAGTTCTCAGGAACAACTAGCTGGTAATAAGAAAGCCCCTTTCGGGGCTTTCTTTTTAGCTATCACGGGGAAGTGATTCTACTTCAAGTAGAAGTGCCTGAACTTCATCAAGGTCCTTGCACATTAGCTTGACTGAACACCAATCATCTTTCTTGTCACGACCGTTTGCTTCAACCATGTATGCGTTGTCATAGAAATAGACGTTGACGCATTCACCAACCTTAGCAAGCTTGTCGCCAATCTTCTTAGCCTTAGCCATTTACTGCCTCCAAAATGTCATTAACAGAAACGTCCTTGCGCGGACGATTCTTAATTGCGTCAAGAGAAATGTTCTTCTTGACCTTTACTTCACCCTTACGTGCTTCCTTTTCCTTGTCAGCAAGAGTATCAAGAATCGTTGCCTGATCATCCTCAGACGAAAACTCACGACAAGTAAGCATATACTTGAGAGCATCAATCTTGGTCATTTCCTCAGGAAGTTCAATAAAGTCAATACGGCTTGCGCCGCCCTTACTAAACTGCTTGACACGGCGGACCATGTCATGCGTAAAACGAACCTTAACGTTACCGTTGTGTTCGGTAATGCCGACAACCTTAAAAGTTTGTGAAGTCATATTATTCTCCATAAAAAGAGTTAGTTAAAAGTTGTGTACAATTACACATTATTGTTATAACAGGTATGGGCACCCATGTCAATTGACATAGTGCCCAAAACACTTTTAGCGAATGAGATTCGCACCTTCTGAAATCAACTGCCTGCCATAGAGTGCCTTAGCAAGTTCAATTGCTCGGAAGTTATTTTCTGCCTGTAGTTCTACCCGCATGGGCATACCGGACGAATTCTTAATCATAACCCAAAAAGTATGCATTAGTTTACCTTTCTTACTTAGTAACAATGTAGGGCTTATTCCACTTGCCCACGTTAATGTCAATGTAGTGACTGACATGGAAGTAGTCAGTCATAGAATCCGAATGATCAAAGAACTTCGGGCCCTTCATCGCAGCAATGACTTCTGCGAGGAACTTCTTAGCCTTACCAGTGAAATGTTCATCAGTCCAGTAAGGATTAACCTGAATATAGCCGTCAGCTTTGTAACCCTGACGAAGATCACCTGCGTTACGCTGATCAACAACATCGTTATAATTCTTGATGAAGTCAATCTTGCCTGACTTGATATTGAGAACGAGAGTAGAATGATTGCTAACAGCAAGCGAACCCTTAACGCCATACTTATTAAGAATGGACTTGATTGCGGGAGCGAGTTCTGCCTTCATCTGCTGCGAAACGTAAGCCATTTTGTAAACCCTTTCTTCGTTCTTGATATACTCTTATAACAAGTTTGGGCACCTTTGTCAACCAAAAAGTGACCTTTTTGCAAAATATTTTTAGCCGGGATAGCGAGTAGGCTTACGAACGATCTTACCATTTTCATAGATTTCTAGATCGTAGTTATCATCTTCGGGGTCAGCAGTCTCGCTGAACCACCCACCGCCCTTGCGGAAAGAACGGAGCCAAAGCTTAGCACCATGCTTAGTCCAAAACCACTGACTACGATTTTCACCGTAATAGAGATAATCTCGGATGTTACGAGCGCCCTTCTGATAACCGATGAAGTTAATAACTAGAGCGATAATCAGTGCGCTAATTGCTAGAGCAACAATACCCGAAACAATCATACCAACGATAGTGAAAAACGCCATAACATTATCTCCTTGCTATACATTCTTTATAGCAAAATGGGCAAACAATGTCAACCAAAAAGATGCCAGCCACAAAAAAAGGTAGAGTCGGTTAAGACCCTACCTTTCTTATTAAGCTCGTTCGTAGAAGATATGAGCACCGATTCTAACGAGTCGGTCTACATTTCTCCAATTTGGACTCACATAGGTTGCATGATAATACACTGCATCCTCTAGTCCCTTTACCCTAAAGCCGTGAGTTAGTGCTTCTCGGGCTATTTCTCTGCTTTCTCTCCATGCTTCACTTGAGCGCGGAGTAGTCCACCGAATGCTACGATTATTGGCCCAGGAGAATTGATAAGGTTCAAATACGACACCGCAAATAGTGTCTCTCCAAAGAGGGTGCTTCATTCTATTGATAGTTACCTGAGCAACAGCAAACTTACCTAAACGACTTTGATTACCAGCTTCATGATAAATGTTCTTTGCCATGCAGAACATATCCTCTTCTGTATATCTAATCTTATCAGGCGTGTCAACAATGGATAGAAACTTAGCATTTCTCCATTCTTCCATAAATCTCTGTTGTGGGGTTTGTATAGGTTCCTGCTTAGGACGTTCAATCTGCGTAGCTGCTTGATCTACTTGTGTAGTTTGTGTAGCCTCTTGCGCCTTTGCGCTAGGCATTAAACTAGCAGGGGTATATGTGTTAATAAATTGCCAAATGAAAATTACAGAAAGTGCGGCAATTAGAACTTTCCAAGTTTTTGCTACGTCTATGGTAGCGTTAGATTGAGAATATAACATTATTTTTCCTTAATTGGGCCGCTTTATGATACAATAGGCATGTTGTCTAGTCCTTCTTACGGGACACCTTATCTATCTACTAAAGTAGCACTTCCAATAGTGTTAAAATAGGATGACCCTATCAATGATAGGGTCATGCATGTCCTACGTGAACACTATGTGGCAATTAACTGAAATAATCAGTCAATGTAAGCTTGACTTTCTCTCTTTTGATGTTTGGACTTACGCTTGTATGCAGTCTTAAGTTTGACTGCTTTAGGCTTAAAGGGAGTACCATGAGCATAAAACTCTAAGGCTCTCGTCTTTTTACGTCCTAGTGTGATATGTAAAATTTCGCTTTTCATAATATCACACTACATCAAAACAGCTTGAATGTCAAGCCCTCTGTCAGAATTCTCACAACTGACATATATACTTAGCCCCTAAGGGCTGGTATAAAATACTTATATTACGGTTTTAGTCGTCACTCATCGTGAAAGACACACGCCCTGTCGTTTTCCAGGAATAAATAATAGTGTAGTCCGCGAGTCTCTAACCTCTCCGACTACTCTAACGCTTACGAGGAGCATCAGCTATGACTATTTACTTATACAAAAAAACTCACAATGTAACTGGATTACAATATTTAGGCAAGACAACTCGCAATCCTTTTACGTATAAAGGATCGGGTGTTTATTAGTCTAAACATATAAAAAAGCACGGATATGATGTTACCACCGTTATATTAAAAGAATGTGAAACCAACGAAGAGGTCAAAAAATGGGGCCTTTACTATAGTAATCTGTGGAATGTAGTAGAAAACAAGCTGTGGGCAAACTTAATACCGGAATCTGGGGAGGGCAGCGACGGTTCCATTAATATCATAAAAGATGAAACTATTCTCGGAATTAAGAATATGCTTGATAGAAGAAAAAATAGACATGCAATTAATCAAGCCAAATTTTCTGCTAAGCGATCTACGAAGGGCTCTAAAAAACGAGAACTCTTGAGGAGTAAGCTTACTCGCCGTCAATAACAAATTCTACCCGCTTTACCGACGATAGAGTGAAGCTGCGCCAGCCCTGTGCGTCAAGATCATACACAGAAAGAACACTGTCATTCTGCTTACGAGGGGCCTTGTCTTCCTTGATTTCAACAACAGGAAGCATATCACCACGAAGGGTGCAGTTCATTACACGTTCGGTACCATCCTTCTTAGTGAAGGTGATAGTAGCTGGCTGCACAGTGAGTACACCCTTGAGCCAGCCACGAAACACTTCAATGTCATTATCAAGAGTGTGCTGATCGGGTTCATAAACGTTCATATTTTCAACCATTTTCTTATCCTTGTTACTGATTCACTAAATGTAATATAACACAAAATTGCTATCCAGTAAAGACTGAATATAACCAAACCAACTAGCCATAGTAGCGAAACTAATGCCAAAATCAGAATAGTTTCTAACTTAGATATCATGTTCCGCGTGTCAACAAATAGACAGTTAGATCCGAACCGTCTAACTTAGTAGTATCAGATGGGTACTTATTGGTAGTAGGTCTCCAATCTTTGCCAGTCGTGACTCTAACCATCTTTTGATTAAGCTTGTCAATTTTGCCAATCTTAAGTTGGTTAGAGTCTGGATAGGCAACATAATCACCTACGTTGAGAATGCGACCCAAAAGGTCCTTGTGTTCCGGAAGCGGTTTAGGCATGTTACTTCTTCAACGTTTCCCAAGTACGCTTTTTGTTTATATCCTTTTCCCGATGCTTAACTCCAAGCTTATATGGGAGATAGAATGGGGCGGCAACAATACCTACTATGAGAATCAAAGGCCAAATTAGGGATGCTATAAAAGCAGTAAACATTATCATTGGCCTATCATCCTCATTAGGATGAGTTTGTCTTCCGATAAGGTATAACAAACCAGAAAAAATAAGGATGGCAATAACTAGCCAAAGCACAAACATATTCATTATACCCTCGGTCCTCTAGGCATAGTAGGCTTGCGAATCTTTAGAATCTTGCGATCTTCTTCACTAAGACGGTCCCACGCATTCTTCTTGATTTCGTAGATTCTCCAAGCTTCTCTACGCTTCTCAACAGTAGCATTAGCTTGCTTTACAATCTTGCCCCACCAGTTACGGCTTTCATCATCACGAAGGAACAAGAAGGTAGCATGACCTGACTTAACTAGTGCAACCATAGTCTTACGCAGAATACGTTCATTTTGGTTGACATAGTTCTTCTTGTCAGTGTTACGAAGGATTTCTTCATAAACTTCGGGAGCAATCTGTAGTTCAGTATCTTCGTTCATCGCTTTGTAACCTTTCTAGGCTTCTTAACAAGACCAAATGCTTCAAGCTCCTCAGGAGTAAGCTTGGTCATAACCTCTTCACGCTTAGCCTGTTCAATGGCTCGCTTTTCAGCAAGCTTTGCCTGCCGCTGGCGTTCTCTTTCTCTCGCCTGTTCAGCACGAATCTTTTCAGATTGGATTTGGTTCCAGTAGGTACGCACTTGCTTGTTCTTAGTGAGCAAGGTGTCAAATTCAACGCCCTTAGAGTATGCTTCAAGAACCGCAGTAGCGACTTCATCACCGCGGGTATCCTTGTAGTAACCTCTAGAATATGAATAACCCATGTCTTTTGCCTCATCTATCCAAATACTATCCACAGATTTTCCATAGATACGCTGGGCGAAAATCTGTTTAATCCAACCGTAATCATCATCGTTCATAAGATTCACTATACTATAGTAGGGGAGTGGTGTCAACCGTTTATTGCAGTATGTTAGCCAAAAGTTGCTGTTCTCTGCTGGTTACGTCAAGTTCCCAAGGAAGCCGGGTATACTCTTTGTATGACATTTTAGATTGATTCAGCTTGTACGTCTTTCCTTCCCATACACAGTCGCCAAATCTCGTTACTGACAGTCTACCCTCGTGTATCTGATTCAAGTGCAGTAACTCGTGTACTAGTGGATATATCAGTTCTTTAGTAGATAGCTGTAGGTTGATACGGACCTTGCTTTCCTTATTGAATGTCAGTGTGGACTCACCATACGCATTGTGACCCAAATCTACAAACTCAACTATGATATTATTTGGCAGGGAAATATATAAAGAGGCAGCCTGACACAAAGAAGTAGCAACTTTGGCTTTCTCTATGTCAGGCTGTTGGTATTTGGGAAATCTAACAGTAACGCTCATTCAACTATTTAATCAATGATTGGACCATTACCATTTCTAAAACCAATTTGACCTCCCTGATCCTTGATACGCTGGATTGCGTCTTCAAACAAGATGGGCCGGAAGTCTGTTTGTTCAACACAAACGCAGAAGTAGTCAGGATCAATAACTTGCTTCTTAAAGGGCCATATACCCACAGTCTTCATTACACGATTTCCGTGAGTGTGACCGTGAATGTTAGTGCCAAAACGAGCAATGCTTCCCTTGCTTACAGGAATGTGACTCAGGATCATACCGTTCATAACATGATATGCACGAATGTCTCGGAAGTACTTCACATAATCCTTCAACGGAAAGATATCGTGGTTGCCCTTAATCAGAACCTTATCACCGTTAAGACGGTCTAGTGTTGCCAACGCTCTGCGATTGATAACAACATCGCCCAAGTGATAGACCTTATCCTTAGGACCCACGGTCTCGTTCCAACGCTTGATCATTTCTTCGTCCATTTCCTCAACAGAGTCCCAGGGACGAACAGGCGAACCATCGTAGTTGGTGAACTTGCAGATGTTGGCATGACCAAAGTGCGTGTCGCTGGTCAGAAAAACTGCTGGCATGAGTAATTCCTTTCTATAATTTGTTATACTAGATTTTGGGTAAGGTGTCAAGTATTAATTTATGACATAGGGGAGGTTGTTTAGAATAAACTTAAGTTCAGGCTCTCCGAAGAGGTCTTCATATGGGTAACGAAATAACCAATCAAATGGTCTATGACTTGGTTTATTGTACCACTTCATCTTGTTTCTGAAATCTTTTAAAACATAATCATGACTATCATAGTGTTCTTTAAATTTTTCAAAACCATTCAACTTTTTTGTTTGAGGTATAACCGGAAACCCTCCCATTTGGTAAAGATGAACCCTATAAGCATACGTTATATGTGAAGTACTAAGGTTAGCTTTAGTATCGCTGGAAGACTCTAAAAAATTCAAACTATATGCTAACTCCGGTGTATGTAGGAAAAAATAAGGTACAATGTTTTTTCCTTCCGAAGATTGACTAAATCTGTAGAGTCCTAACAAAGCATACGTTAAACTTGCTGACTGCATATTTAGAAAATTTCCGGAGTACATACAGGTACCCTCAATGAGGCTTGCCATTCTTATATGCATGGATATTTGAGGACTGCTACATTTGTATCTTTTTGCTATGCTATCGTATTCTTCTTCCAAAAACTTAAAGTAATCAAAATCTACTATGGTATATGAAATGTCTTCCTGTTCGCAAAAAATAGGAAGCGTCTTGATATCATGCTCGTTGAACGTTTCGTTGTACCGAAAACAGTATGCGTTAAACGGGTGTCCTGACATTTTCCACGCATACAACATGGCCTGACTATCTAGCCCGCCACTGACCATAAGATTATAAGGAGGTGGATAATTTTTTACTATGTCATCAACTGCTTCAATAGCAGCGTGTAACGGATTTTTGACTGTTTCTTTAAAAGAAGGAACTGTAAAATCAATTACAGTTCCTTCTACTTTTGCCCAATGATTTATCATAAAGAAAAGATAATGCTTATAGGCATTGGCAATCTAATGTTTTATTGAAATCGCATTGACAACTTGTTGGGAAACCGCATCCGCCTGCATTACACGCACTTGGGTTTCCTGAACAGAAGGTCGGTACGATGCCACTGCAATTTCCATTGAGTACATACGGAATCATAACATTAGGATCTGACGGATACTTATCTACTGTATGCGTGTTCAATATTGCAATATTTAGTTCAGCATCAACCGTTGTACCATCAATATTGGTTATAGTGATAGGAATATAATAATCTTCTCTTTCACTCTCAATAGATTCTACATATCCACTTAATATACCATGATCATTAAAGGTAAAATTATATGGCAGCGGTTCATGTAGTGTTATCGACGCCACTGTCAGTGGATTAAAGATAACGGAACGAGAAACCATTCCTACAGGTATAGCAGCAAATAACTCAGGATCCATAGAAATGTTAGAATACGGATCAATCAAACCGGTTATCAGTGTGCTAATTGAATTAGGTGAATTTTCATATTTAGGATCATTTAAAAGCAATAAATTGTGTTTGATGAAGAAAGACATTCTATTAACAGTGGAATGGTTAAACTTACTGTCAATGTCATCATCAAATCTAAAAGTAGGGAGTGTAGCGTTATATGCTAAAATAGCTGAATGGATTGCGGCGGAAACTGAGGTTCCTGATACAAAACTATATTCTCCGGTCAAGGTAGCTACATAAATATTTTCTCCGGGAGCCCAACCAGATAGTCTACCGCCATTTACTGTTCCGCCGGTTACGCTGATTGCTTGCGCGCCGGTATAATCTGAGAAGTCACATGGAGAAAGTGAGGCATTATATGCGCCCACAACCAAAGCCTCTGCCATTGCTGCCGGAGTAACGTTTCCAACATCGGTGCCGGTGTTGCCTGCCGCAACAACAATCTGGGCGCCAGCAAGCCAAAGAGTTCTTAATTTTGATTCAACATATTCATTTCTTTCAATTTCCCAACTACAATTGATAACACCATACGCATTTGTTTGTGAGAAATCGGTATAGATAGCATCCAACGCAGCCAAGAAATCACTTAGTTTTGTGGGAACATCTTTGTCAAAGATTTTTACTACCTTAAGCTTAGCGTTAGTGATACCGCAAGTTTTTCCTACGATAAGGCTGGCTAGTGCGGTACCGTGTCCTTTTCTATCTACAAAATCATCATTCAGTGAGTATAGTAGATCAATATCAGCACCGTCAAACTCCGGGTGATCCAGTGTAATACCGCTATCCATCAAATAAACATTGGCGCCGGCGCCACTTAGTGGTAGCTGGTAAGTCTCAGCGTCTAGGTCTACTACAGATGCACTATATACCTTCCACCAATCTTTTTGATCAGAAAGCGTTACTGTTTTGGCGCCTTCATCAGATAAACTAGGAAGTTGAACCGGGACTGTGGTTAATAGTTTAATGTGGTTGGTGTGGTCAGCATCATCCTTAATGTGTTCTACAATTTCACTAGCGGGCGGCTCTGATTCGCATTCTACCAAAACTACCTGCTCAAATGCACTGAATGTCTTAAGTACAGTTGCACCGCATGCGTTTAGGTATTCATTGATTTCAACTTCTGTAGTGCCGTTAACAAAGTCAATAATATATTGTTGCATTAACCTTAATCCTTTTTATCCTGATATTCTCTTACAAACTTACCCCATTTACCAACCGGGCATTCAGCAGAAGGTATATATGTCTTAGCCTTCATAAAGCAACCACACTTCTTACACTGATTAGTCAAATGGATAAGGTGTTCGCATGTCAGGCAAACATCAAACCTAACATTTCTTTCTTCTTCTGAGAGAGGTTTGGCAGATTCCCTCAAATGTTCAAGTCGGTGTTTAAGTTTCTCTAGCATACTTCTATTTATCTTTTATCTAAAGCAAGCTATAATAAATAGCACACGATGCTCACACAGAAAATAACCTTTGATCAGATACTTCCTATTTGGAGAGACTATCTTTGGCCAAATAGAATTAGTGAAATCACGCCCAATAGCGCAATGTGTTTTTTGGAAGGTTATGATCTAGTAAACATGCAGACCACACCTACATTCTTCGCATATATGGTAGATAACGAGATAGCTGGCGTAAACAGCGGGCACATGTGTAATAACAAACACTATCGTTCTAGAGGATTATATGTATTTGAAAAATATCGTGGTAGGGGAATCGGCGTAGAATTATTGAAAGCTACGATTGAGCAAGCCAAATTAGAAGGTGCGGTTATGTGCTGGAGCTATCCAAAAGATACAAGCTGGTCCACCTACAGTAAAGCAGGGTTTGCGTTAGCTAGTGAGTTTGAAGTTAGTGAAAACGGCGTCAATGCTTATTGCATGATCAATCTTTAGTACCATTCACCTTCATTACGCATTCTGCGTATGAATGTACAATAGACACTTGCGATGCCGTAGCAGCGCAATTTTACAGTACTAATCAATCCACGATCAACGATTTCAGGAAGATAGACAATACTGGTGTTATTGATAGGTACGTTTCCAGGAACGATAGTTTGACCACCGGTAGAAACTGTAGGACTCGCCTCCGTAGCGACATTACTGAATATGAATACGTTTGGATATAGATTTCTGGGCTGTGCCAATAGATAGTCATATGCGTCTTGATTCTGACAGTTCAACCAAAAACGAACGCCCTGCAAATATCTATCAGTAACTTCTATCCAATCATTCTCTTGGCCAAGATAGAGTTTGTTATCAAATCTCCATACATCAACCATGCAGGAAAACCCCGAATTGAAAGCTTTTGCTATCTGATTCGGGGTGTTGGCATCTTCAAAGTTCTGCCCGTCATATATACCCTGGTATGAAATAATCAGCATAATGTATTTATGCAGACTGGTTATTGTCCTTTTTCGCATTAATATATGCGTAGTATTTGTCTACAAATACAGGATCTTGAGATATAACTCTGACTTTAGTATCCTTGTGATACACGATATGAGGTACATCACCTGATATTACTGCACTGACCGCCCAGTCTAAAACATCAATTGATATTTCTTTTCCTGCAGGAACAATATAGACATAAGGAATATCGTCTAGTACGTTGTTGATCATTATCATACCAACAACATCTGGCTTAAAACTTACAGGAACAATTGAATTTTGTTTCCATACACATTTAAAGCCTTTGCATGGATCATATGGACGATTAGAATAAATGCTGCAACCGTTTTTAGTTACAAAATGACAGGGTTTCCCTGGCCCCATTTCATAACCATATATATTTGCAGTAAGATGACCATCACAGCATTTTGTGCAGCCATCACAACTCCTATCCATATCTCACCTAAATTTGGAGCGGAAGATGGGATTCGAACCCACGACATTCACCTTGGCAAGGTGACGCTCTACCCCTGAGCTACTCCCGCATTATTATATTAACGTCCTAGTTACTACAGTATAGTTATGATTTGCTAGTTCGGTCACAATCTGATTTTGAAATCCAGTGATTGCCTCTTGCCCTAATTTTAGAATCAGCCAATCTATCACCTGTTGAGAGGTCAACTGATCAAATGGGACATAATCATTAGGATCAGCAGGATCTAATTCAGTTAGTCCGTATACATTAGCAACACAAGTCCCATCGTTTCCTTGATATCGCCAATTCACTGCTACTACAACGTCAACCATTGAATCGTGTAGTAGGGCAACTTGCAAATCTACAATAACCCATTCGTATGTAACTGACATGTCAATCCCTTTATATTTGGAGCGGGATACGGGAATCGAACCCGTCTGATCAGCTTGGAAGGCTGGAGCATTACCACTATGCTAATCCCGCTTAAAACTGGTTGCGGGGGTCGGATTTGAACCGACGATTTCCGGCTTATGAGACCAGCGAGGACAACCTGACTCCTCTACCCCACGACAATAAACTATTTTGAAGAACACACTCAACATCTTGCCCTTGATTCACTACTGCTACTAGGGGCACGTTCTAGTGTATTCATCAAAATAGTCTAATATTATTTAGTCTATTTCTTACAAAGCCTGAGATTACAGCCTTAAACGAGAGTCTTTGAGTTGTACCGAATCCCTTGCGAGGACCGTTGACTCGTTATCCACTAACGCCTTTTACGGTCAGTTAGTAACTCTCAACGCTGCCTTTTTTGACGAGTGGCGTTTCTCGTGTCATAACATGCTATTCGTCCTTCATTCTTTCGTCAGCCTTGCGGGCTGTTCAAGGTCGCTAAACCCTTACGCCTTCATTCCGAACAACTACTTCTGCCTTGCGGGCTTCCGTAGACCACATTGCCTTGCGACTGTGGTATTAAGCGTCTTTCACATGTTACCGGAGCAGTCTTTCGCTTTTTATGGTTGCATAGATAGGAGTTGAACCTATTACCTACATTACATCAAAATGTTGCTCTACCGAATGAGCTACAATGCGAAACCTACCAAGATGTGCTGCTCCAGTTGCTTCATAGCTTGTTAGCTACAAAATACAACACACCTCATGTCTTTTGCCTTGCGGGCTACTCAACCATACTTCACGATTCCAGAGCAAGTGTCCTCTTTCACCGTTTGTATTGCTATCTCGCCTTTCCTTGCAGGGTCAGACTCAATAACTACCTGTTAACTTTCAGTACTCGTCAGTTTGGCTGCACATCGTGAGGGCGCCAACCCTCTTAGCTACTCACCGATTTGGCTCTGTAGCCTATCCCTTCGGACGACATACCTGACTTACTACCTACCGCCTTCGTCAGACGGGCCTTTCGGCTAGTTCAGGCTTGCATAGATGGACTTGTATTGCTACAAGCGCAAGTGCGTAGGCTTTCTTGCTTTGACAGAGATTACTCCCTGCTACCCTAGTGAGGCTATGCCCCCAATTCTTAATTCAATTTTCAAAGAGCTAAGACGATTTCTCGTCTTGATAAATTCATTATACTTATTCTTGATACTAATGTCAAGAACTTTTTTGCCTATTTGTGAAAAAAGTTTTAGTCGTAAACTTCTTCACGGGTATCGTTAGCAAACTCAACCAGTGCAGCAGCCAGTTCCAGCGCCTGCGACTTATTCATTTGCAGATACCAATAACCGAAATCAGGACGATTACGTTCTTCTTCCGGCTTCTTAAAAGTCAGTTGAACGCACTTACCATCTTCCTTGCCACCGAAGTAGCGAACCATAGAAACTTCACCAGTCTTACCAGTGACGCCCTTGAGTTGAGTAGACATATGTAAGTCCTTTCAATTGCTCTTGATATATACTCTTATAACAAGATATCAGGCTAATGTCAAGAACTTTTTTGCCTATTTGTGAAAAAAGTTTGGAAGAGAAAAAGCAAGTGATAGACAATGCAATACACAGCGACCCGCCCTAAGGACAAAGTCTATAAACACTAAACACTACACAAGCTGCAAAAATAACGTATCTCTAAGCGGCAACTCACAAATCTGAATAAAGCTTAGGTCATGCTATTATGGAGCGTTTCAAGCGCCTGTGCTACACAGTATCTCCGATACCAGGGTGTCTACTCTCGTCTCTCTTTCTCTTCCTGGTAACGTCCTCAAGATGGAGTCAAAAAGGACGCTACCAAACTCTTAGATGATGTCCTCAGCCTTGAGAACTGCAACAGTGCCAGCAGCAAGTTCGATTGTAGTGCGAACATTAGCTTCAAGCAATGCATCCTGCAATGCTTGCTTCTTCTTCTTAGCAAGTGAAAGATTGCTTCGGAAATCTTCCAAATCACTATCAGCGAAGATAGAAGTGCTTACTTCGCTTGAATGAAAGCTATAGCTTTCACCATCACGATTAGCAATCTTCTCAAGCTTGCCGCCGATGACCTTAAGGTCAGTCTGAACATTTGCCTTAGCAAACGGTGCAAAGAACACGAGGTCCTTTTCAATGCGGGCAAGATCGGCAAGAAGATTGTCAATGTTGTTCTCTGCATTAGCAGAGGCAACCTTAGTGCGAATGTCATATAGCGCGGCAATTAGATTCCAACGGCGTTGAACATTACGGTCAAACTTCTGCTTGGCAAGTTCAATCTCCGTTGCAGGAGTCTGGAACTCGTTGATGCTAACATCAGCCTTAAACTCCAAACCCTTGAGGGCTTCGTTGATTAAAACTTGAAGTGCATTTGCCTTGCGTAGTGAAACTTGCATTTTTCTTTCCTCTATAAAATGGCGACTCGTACGGGACTTGAACCCGTGGCCTCTAGCGTGACAGGCTAGCGATCTAACCAACTGATCTAACGAGCCATTAAACTCTGTATATACTTCTTATAATGTATTCTAATACGATAGTCAATCGTTTTGGGTAAGCTTTGGTGACGCAGGGTAGAATTGAACTACCGACCTCGGGCTTATGAGACCCACGCTCTGACCATCTGAGCTACTGCGCCATTTGTTTCTCTAAAGCAAGTAGCAGTCTGTCAACTCCTATTGCCCATCCACATCCTTGAGGATAAGTGCCTCCACCAGCGATTTGTTTCTGTGCCCCAAGTATATCACACCTAGCTTCAAATCCATCGCGGGAATAATAACTCAATCCTCGCTTGACGTTTTCATCAAACTCATATTCAACATTACTACCGTTCAAGCATAATGTCAAGAGATTTTTTGCCTCTTGTTCATAATCGCCAGGACCTAGAATCTCAACACCGAATTGAGTAAACTCACGGTATCTACCTTCTTGTGGTCTTTCGTAACGATAGCAACGAGTGACATAAAACAGTTTGATTGGTTTGGGTAGTGAATTCTTCCAATTCTGTTCGTACATCTGCTGAATCATTGCAGTAGCTTCTGGAATCAACGTGACCTCACGATCACCTTTATCCTTGAAGTTCCACAACTGATTCTGTATTTCTGAACCTGAACGTTGAATCCAAGTGTCAGTTTCCCATAGCACGGGAAGAACTATTTCACTAAAGCCTGCATCAATGAAGACAGTTCCGTAGCGTGTCAATCATAGACACATAACGAGAAGCCTGTTCACCCATCAATACTCGTGTACCCTTAATCATTTCAAATTCCTTTTAATATTTTACTTGATAGTTTTTACTATCATTCTTTTTTGGTGTCCCCGACGAGGACACTCTATTGTTAGGACAATTCAAGCTTAGTTAAATCAAATGCCTTTGAAAAAGACATAACACGTTCCCATAACTCCGCTTGGGTAAGTCCTGATGGAATACTTGCAGAACATGAAACTGTTCGTTCTGAATTATGGACTTTGCCATATAATGTGTATTTGTAGATCATTGGTTTTTCCTTTAACAAAACGTTTTAATTGCTTTTAAATCTTCACCGATCATATCTTCACTTAGTGGACCGATACCAAGACAAGTCGTAGTAGGTTCCTTAAAGACAGTGAATCCTTTGTCAGTGATTAGTTGTGTAGCGCATACGTCATTGTATGCTTTTTGAAGCTCCTGTAGCTGCTCTACAGTGTCTACAATCAAGGTAATCTTGAATGAGTGTCCACTGTCTAGATAAGCTTTAGCAAGCTCCGGAGTCTCTGCCATAGCGTTCATGAAAGTATGCAAGTAAGCATGACCTGCTTGCGTACACATTTTACCACGAACCCCGTTAATTTTGTCTACAGATTCTTTTGCGAAAACGCAATACATCTTATATTTCATCAGACTCTACCTTAATTGCTACGTAGTCCATTTGAGGACGTAGCGTTTTTCTTTTCTCAACAAGTGCTAATGCTTCTTCTTCGGAATAGAACTTAGCATCAGGCCATGACGAGAATGGCGTGCCGTTGATCGGTATAGTCTTAGATACTACAATCCATTTAGTCATTTTCTTGGCTTTCGATTGCCGTAATGATTTTTCCAAGCTTCGTCTGTGTAGGCAGGTCCATGTCTACTCAAGAGAAGTTCTCGTTCTTGAGGATCCATCATGATCCACTCCTCGTGAGTATAACGCTTGCCTGACTTAGCTAATGTCATAGCTGGCATGTTATTCTCCTTTATATGGTAGCCCGAACGGGTTCCGACCCCGCTTCTCTTGGTTGAGAACCAAGTGTCCTAGCCACTAGACGACCGGGCCACAGTGTTGTGTCAAGAGTTTTACCCCTTGACACAAACTACCTGCTTCAACGTATGCACGATATCTACAAGGTCAAACTGTGCAGCCATAACTGCATCAATGTCCTTGTACGCCTTCGGCGTTTCGTCAATAACGTCTGCGTCCTTTCGGCACTCAACCCCTGCCGTAGCAGCGATATGGTCCTCAAGAGTGAAACGCTTCTTCGCTTCGGTACGGCTCATAGAGCGTCCTGCACCGTGTGAACACGAACAGAACGATTCACGATTACCCTTACCACGAACGATGAATGACTTTGCACCCATTGAACCCGGGATAATTCCCATTTCGTCCTTCTTAGCGGACACTGCACCCTTACGAGTAACAAGAACGTCCTCACCGAAGTGCTTTTCGTGCGATACATAGTTGTGGTGACAGTTAACTGCCATCAACTCACTATAGAACGGCTTCGTGATCACTGAACGGATAGCAGCAATAGTTGCTTCCATCATTACTTCACGGTTGCTACGAGCAAACTTCTGTGCCCAAGACACTGCCTGCATGTAGTCGTTGAAGTGATCAGTGCCTTCCGGCAGATACGCAAGGTCCATATCCGGAAGATTGATAAACCACTTACGCATATCCTGCTTCGCAAGTTCAATGAAGTAGGAACCGATACGGTTACCAATACCACGAGAACCTGAGTGCAGCATGATCCAAACGTAATCATCTTCATCAAGACAAATCTCTACGAAGTGATTACCAGAACCAAGCGTACCCAAATGATGAGGCGCACGTTCTGCTGCCTGACCAATCTTAGGATGCTTAGCTACGATTTCAGCAAGACCAGCCGCATGTGCAGTAAACTTAAGTGCAGCTTCGCTAGAAGGAACACCGAATGCACCACGGTCATTCTTGCCACCATTGTCAGTACGACCATGCGGCACTCGTGCTTCAATTGCAGAGCGAATGCCAAACAGGTTGTCGGGCAAATCTTCTGCACGAAGATTGGTCTTGTGCGCCATCATACCGCAACCGATATCAACGCCGACCGCAGCAGGGATGATTGCATTCTTGGTCGGAATAACCGAACCAACAGTCGCACCCATTCCCCAGTGAACATCAGGCATAATTGCTACGTGCTTGTGGATAAAGGGCATAGAAGCAATATTGTCAAGCTGGGCGCGGGCTTGATCCTCAACGGTCACGCCGTCGATCCATGCCTTAATAAGACCACCCTTGTTTCCTTGAATTACTTGCATAACTACTTCCTTTAAAAATGGATGGGCAGTTTAACGTCTTACCCAGGACCCTACATTAAAAATGGTAGACGATATAGGGTTCGAACCTATGACCTAAGGATTAAGAGTCCCGCGCTCTACCAACTGAGCTAATCGTCCATAAATATCGTTACAAGCAACAAGAAGCCAGGACACCTAGCAATTCAGCAATATACGAAATCCCACTCGGGGCTTCTCGTCACTTGATATACTAGATATACAATACTTCTTGTTGCTTGTCAACCGAAAAATTAAACAAGTTCAATTGTGATTACATCGTACTTGTGCTTGATAGCAGGGCCCCAGCGCCAATCGGGCTGTTCGTAGGACCAACGCTTCACGAGCTTAGCAACACCCTTTTCAACAAGGGACAACGCGGCTTGCTGCTTAGCAAGACTGCGCTTAATGCGACCGTCTGCATTAACATCAATCTGTGTGGTACCCCGGTGTTCAAGAGTCCACTGCATGTAGTTGACAAGTTCTTGTTCAATCTTCTTAAGCTTGACAGTCATTTCATTATCTCCTTGCTATATATTTGTTATAGCAAAATGGGCAAACAATGTCAACCAATTTTTTTAGATTTTGAAAGTTTTTCTGATATGATGAAACGCTTCCATGTTTCCACGAACATCGTCTAACGGATCATGGGTATGCTTAGTGATTCTAAACTTCTTCCAAGACGTATGGTCCCTGATATTCTTATTGCATCCTGCATAAAGATCACCGATACGTCTAGCACTGAATCCAAAAGGGTTTCTACCTTCATAAGTGTGCATCAACCAGTTAATCCACTGCCAATCAAATGCGGGATTATCAGACCAAAAAACACAACGATCAAATTGTGATAGCCAGTCACTGAAACGCTTAGCTTCTGTGACAAAACTACCAGTATACTCCTGATGCTGTTCTCTAGTCAACTTAAGTGCGTTGTATGCACCTTGGTCAAAATTGGAAAAGATAGGGGAAAACTTGTCAGATACGAAAGTTTTCCCATTCTCTGCGATTGCCGCAAATTCAATCAAGTCGCCCATTGTTGGGCAAGGACCTGACGCTTCACAATCTACGATAATATTCATACTGTTTCCTTTCGGCAGTAGACCTCTTCGCTGTAGTAACCATTTGATTCACCAAGGAACCGAATCGTCACATAACCCTTGTAGGTTGCGAAGTTATAGAACGTCCACGTATAGCTTTCGCCATTGCAGGTTCCTGGATCTTCTGCATTAGTATCTTCACGAGAAATCAACAGCGGAAGGTTTTCTAAGTCTTCCAAATCACCGATGATTTCTTCTACGTACACCGATTCACAGCAGTCAGTATCGTGATAAAGTACATAACGCACTTCATCATTTTCAAACGTAACTGTATCGTTAGTTGCACGAACCGAGGTGAAGGTTTGGTTCAGCATTTCGTCAACAGTCACATGATTATCATACCAGCCCATAACCTTCTCCTTTCATTCTTTATATCAGTTCATAGTCAATATGTCAAGAGCCGAATCAAAATGATGCTCTTTAATTCCCAGCCCATCTTCAATGTGGATTAGATTAGCAATGTCGCTAAACTTTCTATCATCAAAACATACCCAACTTGTGTCACCGTGATGCTTAATCCAATCCTCAATCGCAACTAATCTTCCGATGCCACGTACCGGGCTGTTTACCTTACTGTAGTCAATCCTAGGAAAGATTGTGCGCCAGTTAGAATGAACAAACTTTTCATCAAGTCCCCATTCAACTAGGTCTTCTCTAAGATCGCCGCCCATCCAGTCTTCATAGTTGTGCATACTGTTAGTAACAACCTTAGCACCAGTCTCCTCGCACAGCAAGTTCAAATATGCAATTGAGTTAGAACTATATGTAGTGCGGTATACGCTTTCATATACCGGAACATCAATGGGAATTACTGGACCATCAATATCTAAAAAAATTACCTTATTCATTTGTTAACTTATCTACCAATTCAATAAAACGTGCTGTGTCGTAAAGCTTATCAAGCCACATGATCGGGATACCTGACATACCATAGAAAGCACCTGCAATTTGCCCTGTAACTGCTGCTACAGTGTCGGCATCTTCACCAAGATTAGTAGCAAGCAGAATAGCATCACGGAAGTTATCAGTGTTCTTGAAGCACCACAGAGCAGCGTGAAGCGTATGAATGACGTAGCCCGAACTCTTGACTTCATCACGAGATACATCAAGTGTAGTGAGAATGTTCTTAACACTATCTGCCCAATGATCCTGAGGGTCAATGTTCAATACTGCGTTCTTATCATCAGTGACATATGCAGTCAACAGCACCCTAGCAAGCAAATCGCAACTGTCACAGGCTTCTACAGAGCCGTGTGTAGTTTCGCCCTGCATGATAGCAGTAGCAATTGCCATATCATTGTCAGTGTGATACTTGATCACCGCAGGGGCGAGGCGCATAATAGAACCATTACCTGCGTCCCAAGAACCAGTGTTGTTCAATACACTACCGGTAGTCTCCCAATTTACGATTGCAGAACTAGTAGTAGCACCAATATCAAAGCAGCGACCGGTCGGGCTATTCACTCCTTCACGATACCACTTGCTAAAACGATTCAGTAAATCATTTCTATCAAGCTGAGGATGTTCAATCAGACTTTCAGCGAGACACAATGCCATGCTAGTATCATCTGTGAAATATCCTGCGGGAAGATTGAACGGGCCCTTACCTACCATATCAGTTACAGGTTCAAATGTGTCGCGGGCACGGAACTCAACTGTAGTACCTACAGCATCACCGATTGCGAGGCCCAAGAATGAACCTAAAAGCCTGTCTTTAACTTGCATGTATAACTCCTTTAATTATAAGTTATACACGTTTAGATGGAGCTTGTCAACCTATTTTTTTGACGTTAGCTTTTTTTGCGAAGAATACATCGCCGGTTGTAGAATCCTGAACCACTAACATAGTAACATCCATGTCAGTGACTTTGCCCTTCTGCCCATATGAAGCTAGAGAGTCGTTGGTTACTTCAACCATATCACCTAAATGAAATTCTGTAGGGTCGTTTGCATCAACCTTCTTGAGTGCAGATACGGGGAACGAACTAGCTGCGGTGTTACCATCAAGCCAAACACTAACAAAGCCATAGTTAGGATTTACTTGCGTAATCTTCCCCTTCATACCTATTAGTCCTGGAAACTCTGATACAACTTCAACTCTGTCATTGACTTCAAATTTAGGAGCAACAGGTTCGGTAACTTTTGGTTGTGAAGGTCCTTCAGTCTTTGATAAGTTACTTGTGTCATATGTCAATATATTATCTTCATCGCCGTAGTTGATGCGAACGCCAGCAAACTTACCATCGTCTGATACTGAGGTAATTGTTCCAGTATATCCAATGAATGAACTATTGTTATATGCGCTTGGGCCAGTTATCTTAACTGTGTCGCCCTCAGCTAACTTTGGTTGCTCTTGTGGTTTACCTACCTTCTCTAAAACGTCTGGCTGAAAATATGACCACTCATTTTCATCATTGTTAAAGATAACTGTATAATCGCCGTCATTGTCAGGCCCGCTTTCAATCTCACCTATGTCGCCGTAGAAGCCGCTTGACTTATCTAATATTTTAACTTTATCACCCATTGCAAATGCAGAAGCAGCAGTAGAATCTTGCTCAAGTTTTTTCATTCCGCCGGCCGGGACATATGTAATGTTTTTTCCTACTACAACTTTATAGTCACCATCTTCATCAGGACCTGCTGATACTGTACCTTCTTTGCCGTTGTATAAACTTTGATTATATTCAATCTTTACCTTGTCGCCTGACTTAAATTCTACTTCATCGGTTACTTTTTGGACCCAGTCAATGAAAGTTTTAACGCCATCTGATATGGTGAGGCTTTTGAATTTAATCCATTCTTTTCCGTTAGGATTCTTTCCTACTTCAATCACTTCGCCAGACTGCCCATAGTAGCTTGACTCGTCATTGATAACTTTGACGATATCTCCGACCTTAATGACATTAGTAGAATCAGAAGAATCTTGGTCAAAGTGTTCTAAATCCGACAAGTACACATCTGCTCGTGTTGTGCCAATATCTACTTCTGCTTTTGTACCGTTGCTGTATAGATATGTAATTTTACCAGAACTACCGGCGTACTCACCACTAGTAATCTTGACTGCATCTCCTAAGTGATACTCACCCGGTACTTTCTTCAATAATTCAGGTGGTGCGTTCTTTAGCAATACTAATTGATTGGGTTGAAAGTCTACATACATGCTTCTCTTTGGAAGATAGACTTCAATAGTTCCACTGCTGTAGATGAAGTTTACGCGGCCGCGCTCACCGTAGTATTCACTATCAGCATCACTAACAACAACATCATCATTGTTTTCAATAACAGGAGGTTTGCCCGCAAGATCCTTTTGAATTTCTTCATCACGTTCGGGAGTGTAGCTCTCTAGTTGATTCTTATATACAGTGCTATGATTACCTTTTGTATCAACTATCTCAATCTTACCGTTTGCATATACAAAATTAACAGTGCCAACTGTCCCGTATAATCTACTGTCAGGATCAGAAACAATGATCTTATCGTCTCTTTCATAGATAGGAATTGATCCATCAGGTAGATGGTATAATTCTACCTCATCTTTTGATATAGTAATGTCACCGGTCTTTTGAGTCAAGAACACTTCGTACTTGTCACCATATACATAGGTAATCGTACCTAGCTTACCCTGATGATTTCCAGCTAGTATTCTAACAACATCACCCTTGTCCAAGATATTAGGAACTTCACCAAAGTTTTCTGGAAGCTCAACATTATCAGTATTAATTTGCTCTAAGAACTTGAATAGTTCTCTACTATGTTCAATGTTAACAGCATAGTAGTTTCCCCTGACATAGATTTCTTTTTCTGAGAGAATTGCACTAAACAAATCTTGATCAGTGAACTGAAAATGTTCCTGAATACTTTTATTAGTTAAAACATTGTCTAATAAATCTTGTGCTTCCTCGGGTAACAATCCCTGATCAATTGCACTAGATACGCTTTCATAGTCACGATCATATTCATATCCACTGTAGAACAAATCGTCCGGGTTATATACAGGAAATGTAGATGGATCTTTGCTTTCAGCCTTGGCTTTCTTTACCATTTCTCTAAGTTTAGGAACCACTTCTTGGTCCAACAGGTCCCTTCTTTTATTATTGTCTAGGACCAAATCTTTTACTGTTTTACTCCATGTAAACTTGAATCCATCTACTGGAAACAATACGTACAATGAATGTCCATAACCGCTTGCCTGGCTTCTATCACCAGTAACAAACATGGCGTTTTCTCTATTAGCTTCAAAACCTAAGTGTTTGATGGTTCCGTTGACTAATTCATGCAAGTCTTGGTTGCTATCTTTGGGTTTACGTGATTCAAACGGTTTACCATACAATGCATCGTCACTTGATCTAATCCCTCTAAACAAAAACTTTTCTCGTTCAAAGTTGTTTCTGTTGAGTTCCTTGTAAACCTTTATAATCTCTTTGCAGTTCTTTGCTAGAGCCTTGAACAGATTGTCCATTTTAACAGGTCTGTCATTGACCTTAGACTTTTCAAACTCTATTTGATAAGCCTGATTGACTTTATCAATTTCACCATTCAACTTATCTTCAATCTGCTTCATTTCTGCCTTGAGTGCAGGAGGAAGATCCATGTACTTCATGCTATGCAATGAACTTTTGTACTTGTCAAGCTGGTTACTAAGTTTCTCCAGCTTCTTTAGTTTGAAGGAAATACCTTTTCGTTCACCGGGCTTTACAGGTGCTTCATCAAGTTTCATTAATTGTTCTAGTAGGTCTTTCATTAATATATTTATGCTAAATACATTATGCGCTTTAACGAATTCTCTCAGCCTCTAGACGAAGGCGTTCACGATCCGAATATTTTCAAAGCTGTCTTTATGGCAGGATCACCCGGTTCGGGAAAAACCACAATAGCTAATAAACTATTTGCTGGCACTGGTCTCAAGTCATTGAATGTAGATGATTTCTACAACTACCTAAGACAGTCTCAAAAAGCTACCGGCGATGCCGAGCAAGACTATTCTGCTGCTTGGGAAAAATATAGAATGAGAGAGCAAAACTATCTTGATGGTCGCTTAGGATTGATCATTGACGGTACCGGCAAGAACCCAAATGTCATGAATGATGTTAAAACAAAGCTTGAAGAATTAGGTTACGAAACTGCTATGGTATTCGTGAACACTACTCTTGATACTAGCCTTGAACGCACTACACGTAGATCACAAACACCCGGAAAAGACTACGGTAGACAGATTGATCCTAAGTTTGTTAAAGATACATGGCTTAGAGTGCAGAAGGGTTTAGGTCAATTGCAGAGTATCTTTGGAAATAGATTCTTCATTGTTGACAACAACAGAGGCGAACCTGATATTCAATATGTTCAGAAGTCAATGGACAAATGGCTAGGAGCTCCTCCCCAATCACACATCGCTAAAGAGTGGATCAAGAACGAGCTTCAAGCTAGACAGAAATAAATGGTGAACCCTGCTGGACTTGAACCAGCGACACACGGATTAAAAGCCCGTTGTTCTACCTACTGAACTAAGGGTCCACATTATTTTTGGTGCGCCCGGGAGGATTTGAACCTCCGGCCACCGCGTTATCAGCACGGTGCTCTACCCCTGAGCTACGAGCGCATTATTTTTAATTAGTTACAACAGTAACGTCATTCTGATCTACAGTAGTATTACCCTGCGGATCGCTGTGGGTTTCGCTAGTAGTTACTGTATTACCGCAGACAGTGAAGAAAATACGAGAAGGACGACTTTCACGAAAGCCCTCTACACGAACTTCTCCTGCATAGTGCAACGTGCAACCTGCGGGAAGAGAACCCTGAACTTTCATCATATCCGCTGACTGATCCTGCCTATTAGCAGAACAGGCCGTAAGAGCAAACATAGAAACAAGAACAATAGCAATCTTCTTCATACTTCACCTATTAATTGGAGCACCGGGTAGGAATCGAACCTACTTCACTTGCGTAGCGGATTTGCAGTCCACCGCATTCCCAATCTGCCACCGATGCATTAAACTTTATAGATTTGTTATATCAACATTCAGGACGAATGTCAACCGTTATTTTCAAAAAACTTGGCGGAGAGTGAGGGATTCGAACCCTCGGTACCTTTTACAGTACGTCTCGTTAGCAATGAGGTGGTTTCAGCCGCTCACCCAACTCTCCGTATCTTTATATATTTAGATGCTGTTTAGCGTTTTCAATATAACCTTCAATTCGTTCCTTACCGACAGGATTCATAGAGTGAACTACGTATCGGGGAAACTTAAAGCCATTGTCAGCACAATAATCAACTAACCATTTAGCACAATCATATCCAGTCTTTTCAGGACCATAATCGGCTTCTTTGCCTTCTGTTTCTGCAAGCATTGCAACATAGTGCTGGTCAGCAAGGTCATGATCAAAGCAAACGAACATAGGAACACCATACGTAGTTACTTGCTTTACAAAGCCTTCATAGCCACGAATGATATAGATTGTCTCGTACCGAGGGAATTGAACCCAATCAACTTTGTCGGGCATTCGCTCATCATCTAAAAACAGTACGTAAGACATTTATATTCCTAATAGTTGGCGGAAGCGGTGAGATTCGAACTCACGGTACCTTTTAGAGTACGGCAGTTTTCAAGACTGCAGGCATAAACCACTCGCCCACGCTTCCGTGTTAATATTTATGTAGAGGGAGAGACAGCAGACTTTTTCTGCTTGTACGAACGGTCGTATTCTCTACCTTTACCGTTATTCTTGCTTTTATATGTTGGCTGTTGCGAATCGCAGTTGCAGCACAACAATCTAAAGTTTTCAATTCTGTTGTCTGTGCTATCACCTGAGATATGGTCACAAACTAACGGAGCAGGATGCCCCATCCATTCTGTTATACCACACTCACTGCATTTATGCCCCTGGGTATGTATTAGATAATACTTCGCTGTTCTTCTAGCAGCAGGTTCTGAATACGCTGATAATGCGCCTGACTCTACTGCATCAATTACACGCTTTAGTACCTTTTCGGGCTGTTTTTTACCAGCATTCCAAGGAACTATACCCTTCTTAGCACCTGCATTAGGTGATCGTACTCTAGTAATCTTGTTAGGATTAGCAGCGCAAGAATTTTGGTGTGCTACTAAACCACCCTTATTACTGATTTCTCTCTCACAGAATTGACATTTCATCATTCGTCTCCTTAATACTATTTATGCATTAACGCAAATAAACAGCATTTAAGAGCGATTATCCACAAGAAAGATGGTGCTCCCGGCAGGACTCGAACCCACAACCTAGCCGTTATGAGCGGCCAGCTCTACCTTTGAGCTACAAGAGCATTTAAACTGGTGCGCAGGGCTGGATTCGAACCAGCGTAGCATTGCTGCGGCAGATTTACAGTCTGCTGGTATTAACCACTCACCCACCTACGCATAAAACTTTATAGAAACTGATGGAGCCAACCATCAGCAAAACTTTTTACCTCATCGTCTGCGGCAAAATATGCATCCACATCGTTGATTGCGTCAATAGTGTCAAGGATATCTTCATCATCAACACCTTGTTTACGCAAACTGTCTAGATAAGCAGTGAGACTAGGCGGAATTTCCTGCACTCCCTGTTGTTCTACAACGTTCTTCTTACCAAACTCAACATGAATTACATTGCTCATGATTGGCTCCTTGAGACTTAGTTAGGAGAAACAGTAGCTTCTGATTCTGCGCCAGTCTCTGTAGTAGCGCCATTATCAGCGCCAGCAGGCGCCTCAGTTGCAGGGGCCTCAGCAGGTGCTTCTTCCTTGCTGCAAGCAGCGAGAGTAGTAAATGCTGCAATAGCAGCGATAGTTGCGATCTTCTTCATATTCTCTTTTCTTTCTCTAATTGGTGACCCCTACGGGATTCGAACCCGTGTCGTTGCCGTGAAAGGGCAGTGTCCTAGGCCTCTAGACGAAGGGGCCAAATAATAAAAGTGTTTGAGGAGCTAACCGTGACTCCTCACGTGCCTATTAGGTAGCAACCCCATATCGTAAACTTGGTACGAGTAGCCGGACTCGAACCGGCACGTCCAAAGGACACAAGATTTTAAGTCTCGGGCGTCTACCTATTCCGCCATACTCGCATATCAAACTAAAAAATCAAATGATTTTTTGATATATGCTGCAAGGGAATCGAACCCTTTCACACCAGCTACTCAGTTGCATAGGAATCGAACCTATAAGAACCATCACAGCGTATATCAAAAAAATCAACAATGTCAAAGAACAGTCAATTGCTTGACTATGTTCTGAATATACGACATGTTAGGATGAATGTCAAGAAGTTTTTTCAAAAAGTTTGGCACAGGTGCCAGGATTTGAACCCGGACGAACGGTTTTGGAGACCGTCATGCTACCGTTAACATCACACCTGCACGAAATTTTAAAAGTGAATTACACCTGAGTCAATGACCGGATGCTCATCATCTGTGCGATCAACTACAGTATATGTAATCTTAGTTGTACCGAACTCCTTGAGCATTTCAGCAACATCTTCTAGCTGAAAGTCTTTGCAACTGTAAAGATCAAACTTATAGAAAGCTGGCTTGTCGTCCTCGCTCCCCCAAAAATGTATACTACTATGACTAGTAGTGATTCCTACCATTCCAGTAACGCCTTCGTTACCTTCATCATCACACCAGACGCAAATAGGATCAATTAGCACCTTCATATCCACTGCTTCTACCAAACGGAGAAACCAATCGTGAAGTGCGGGGACGAATGCAGGGCCGGGTGCCTCTGCTAGGTATCCTGTGATAAGGACATGCTTATTAACTTGAGCCAACTCATAAAACCTTTCGTTTCAATTTTACTGTCAGACAGCGAAATAATATTTATCACAAAAGGAAAAACTACAGATATTAAATCTGTAGTTCTTCTTGAATATGGTACCTCGTGACGGGATTGAACCGCCGGCCTTGACCGTGTAAAGGTCCTGCTCTACCGCTGAGCTAACGAGGCTCTATATATGGTCGGGAATGTAGGATTCGAACCTACGACCCCCTGCTCCCAAAGCAGGTGCGCTACCAGACTGCGCTAATCCCCGTACTAAACTCTGTGTAGCATTTTAGACTGCGCTACACGACAGTGGGGCTATCACCCTCGCCAGATACTTTTTGAGGAAGTATCAAACCTATCTTTGGTGGAGAATAGCGGGATCGAACCGCTGACCTCCTGAATGCAAATCAGGCGCTCTCCCATCTGAGCTAATTCCCCATGAAACTATTTATAACTTACTAATATCCTCAAACAAAAAGAATGGCGACCCCGGCAGGGCTCGAACCTGCAACCCCAAGTTTAGAAGACTCGTACTCTATCCAGTTGAGCTACGGGGCCAATCTCTAATTCTTTATCAATATAGTATGTCTTAAAGGAAAAGTCAACAGTTTTTTGCCGTTGACTTAACCTTTTTTGTATGGTGCCCGCAGACGGATTCGAACCGCCGACCTACTGCTTACAAGGCAGTTGCGCTACCAGCTGTGCCATACGGGCAATATTTGGCTCCCTGAGTAGGATTCGAACCTACGACCAATTGATTAACAGTCAACTGCGCTACCGCTGCGCCATCAGGGAATGAACTGTTTGAACTATTTAATCTGCTTATAGCAGCTTGACAAATAAATGTCAAGCCGCTAATTGCAAGATTCTACTGTGCTTTGGGACACCTGAAATCAAGTAGTCCATCTGATCTGCAAGAATACTGCGATTCTGCAAAATCAAACTCTCATAGTGATTCGGCTCGTAGGGGACATATCTCAATTCCATACCCGATTCCTTAAGAGACTTACAGCCCTTCTTTTGGTTACAGTTAAAGCAAGCAGTAACAACGTTCATCCACGTGTCCTCACCACCGTGGTAACGAGGAACAATGTGGTCACGACTCAAATCATACTTGCTTACAAAGTGCTTTCCACAGTAAGCACAGATATGACGGTCACGAGCGAACAACGTTTGGTTAGTCAAGATGACCTTGTTGTGCTTCTTGAAATCAAAGCCATTACCCTTAACAGCGATAATACTGGGAGTCTCAAGATAACTCTGCTCACCGTTGCTTTGAATACCACCGCGGTATCTGGCAACTACATCACCTAGAGTCCATGCTACCAGGTTCTTTGCGTGATACGAAATTGCTTCGTCGTGGGAGACCCACGTGCGCGGGATACCCGATATGTCTAAGGCTAGTACTGCCATGTTATGCTCCTGTCTGTAAAAATATTTAGACTGTCATTATTATATACACTATGATTGGACTTAATGCAACCATAATTTATAAATACATTATCAGCCTTGTAAAAAACTGGTGCCCAAGAAAAGACTCGAACTTTCACGGGCTTTCGCCCACAACGACCTCAACGTTGCGTGTCTACCATTCCACCACCTGGGCAATTAATTTGGTACTCCTGCTCGGATTTGAACCGAGACCGTCCCCTAATCTGGGCTCCGGGATATAAATCCGGCCGCTCTACCGTTAAGCTACAGGAGTATTAGATTTTAAATGTGAATGCAAAACTAAGCGTGTTATCTTCACGCCAGTCTTTCGTGTACAAGTCTTGAATTGAAAAACTCGTCTTCTCTGAAAGCTTGTATTTTATTTCTGCTCTATTCTGAATGAAGGTTCTTGAACCCTGCTCAATCAAAAATTGATTGCTTACAGTAAGCTTCTTGTTTAACTTATGACTAATCCATAAGCTTTCACGAACTACTATGTCGCTATATCCACCTGTACCGTGCTTGTAACCTACACTAAGTTCATTAGATATTCTAGTTCTATCGTTCTTTACGATTCTAAACCCGTGTCCGATGCTATAAACTACTTGATCTTCTGCAAATGTTCTAGGATCATGTCTATAGCGAATACCGACTTGAACATAATGGTCGGGATGAATGTCCTGATTGATCTTAGCAAAAGCGTTGATCTGCTCTCTAGAAGCTACGCCATTACTACTCTTGTATAGAATGTCACTTTCAAATGAATATTCTCTAGGACCTGTGTCAGTAACATGTTTGAAGGCTCCAGTGAGTACGATGTTATCATCATTGATAATCGTGCCACCTAACGAACCTGATGTTTCTCTCTCAACCTGTGCATGTGCAGGGAAAGAGAATAGTAATGCTATTGCTAAAATAAGTTTTTTCATTATTGTCTCCCACATTACTATTTAGTAATATGGTGCTCTATACAGGAGTCGAACCTGTTATCTCCGGGTTACGAATCCGGCGCATCGCCAGCAATGCTTATAGAGCATTGAATATATTTATAATGGGCCTGTCACCACAACATTGACAGCATTACCGAGAAATTAAAGGGCCCTCTCAGTAGGGTACGTTGTTGAAGTCGTTGTCAGGCGGTTTCTATGTTGCGTACTTGCACCGTCACCCTTTACAAAGATTCAAACGGCCATTCTAGCCTCTGTGACTATTACTTCCAACACCCATTACAAACTTGATGTAGCGACCCAGCTTCCGTATGTACGTGCGACTTCTGGGATATACCGTACAGCTACGCTACAAACTCTAAATGCAACGTTGGGAATCGAACCCAACTCCTGGCCTCTTGATGCCTACCCATCCTTCCGGACTCTCGGACTTCCTGTGCTACCATTACACCACGCTGCAATATTGGTGCCCCGAGAGGGACTTGAACCCCCACGCCCGAAGGCAAAAGATTTTGAGTCTTCCGCGTCTACCGATTCCACCATCGGGGCAATAAACTAGGCCCGGGATTGTTATACTGCATACGGGCGGCGCAGTATCGGTTCAGCAGTTTGGGTTCTATGTTAAGTGACCCTCATAGTGTGCCTTGAAATAACACTCCGGAATGTTATCTCTTCCGATTTCTGAAACTTGGTACGGATGAAGGGACTCGAACCCCCACGATGTGAATCGCCAGGACCTAAACCTGGTGCGTCTACCAATTCCGCCACATCCGCATGTTAACTCTATTTATAACCACCACAATAGACTTTTAGGTAAATCTTGTGGTCTGATCGTATACCATATAGGCAACGTATATCTTAATCCGTTACTAACTTGTGTAACACCATGCTCAAGTTTATGACCATTATATGCTACAATCCTACCGGGTTTGGGCTGAACTTCAACTCGTTCCCCGTTACTCTTGTTAATAAACGTGTGTCCCCCATCAAAATCATCATTAAGATAAAGAACGCTAGTGCAAAGCCCCCATTCACCTGCTTGCATATCAAAGTGAGCCATATGCTCATTCTGCCGGCACTCAATGTGGGCACGTTGAACCATTAGATTGTCAGGTACATGTTTCATTATAAGAGAAACTTTCTCTTTAATAAAATCATCTACTGGCTTACGTGTATAATGAGGTACAATCGCTTTGAAAGGATAGTTATATCCGTAATCTGTTCCTAACAGAGAACTTGAGTAATAGTCTATCAAGCTATTACAATCCTCAATGCTCAAAACATCATCAATGATTGTTACTTCATCATCAAACATAATGTATTTACTCGCCGTGACTCGTATCTCAAATTAAGTCACTGGTAGTCTCTCTCAACTACTGCTACGGCCTTCGGGTACACTCTCGCTCGGATTGAGAATAGAGCAAGGTCACATACGGCATACCGTACACACACGAGTAAAATCTGGTGCACGGAGACGGGCTCGAACCGCCGACACTCTGGGCTTCAACCAAATGCTCTACCAACTGAGCTACCCGTGCAAAAATTATCACAATGTCAAAGAGCATAGAGAGCGAAACTAACTAAGACTTTCCGACGCTCTCTATGTTCTCTTTATAGCAGGTTCACTATGTTATGTCAACCTTTATTTTATACCTGGATCAACCAAACCTAACTGATCAAATGCCCAAGCTCTTTCATTACACCTATTACACCCATTGCATCTACCATCTATATTGTATACGCAACTATGTGTCAATAGAAAAAGCTGTTCAATATTCAACTTTGTTATCATATCAACGACATGTGCCTTTGTCAAATCTTTAAGAGGATTTTTTACAAATTCCTTATCTACAGGAACATATGGAGTAGGAACACCATGCAGTGCATGTTCAGCTAATATCTTTATATGCCCCATATAAAGTATGTTGCTAGGTTCTTTTAGAACTACACTCATACCTTCTGCTACTTGAAGATTACTATCTGTACTAACTATCGGTATGTAGTTGGTAGTTGTTCTGTCAGCTTGCAGCGTATCATGCACGTAGTCTATTACCAACTGTGCATGATTTTTAGAACCATCTTGTCGCTCTAATGTGTATGGAGTAACAACGTATCTATCATCTTCTAGTGAAAGCTTTTTCACGAGATAATAGAGCAGTGCGCTATCTAGTCCACCGCTGACTAAAACTGCAATTCTTCGTCTAAGTAAAGACAGTTGCAGTTTAAAAGCAGTGTTATCATACAGCAACAATTCTATTTTAGGAGTCATGTATCTATTTACATTTAGAAACTGCTGCTGTCAGTATTATTTGGTAGCCCGAACGGGTTTCGATCCCGCTTCTTCTCCTTGAAAGGGAGGTATCCTAGCCACTAGACGACCGGGCCATGTATTGGTGGAGCCTAAGGGAATCGAACCCTTGACCTTTTGTCTGCCAGACAAACGCTCTCCCAACTGAGCTAAGGCCCCGAATATTTTTACCTGTACGTTTCTGCTACGTTAAATATCATATAACGGAGAAACGAATGAAAATTGCAGTAGTAAGCACCGGCAGAAGTAGATGCACTTTAGTAGCACTTTATCTGCATGAACTTCACCGCGAAACAGAATATTGCAGAGAGTATTATACAGAATTAAATTGGGAAGGCAAATCTGATTTAGTAAGCCTTACCGAAGAACTTATGCAAAAAGAGAATTTTGTCATTAAGATAATGTCATGCAATCTTTATGAAGGGTATGACCCATCGGTTTTTAGATTTGAAGAATATGACGAACTTCATCTAATTGAGCGCCACGACTTTTTTGAACAAGCATGTAGTTGGCACATAGCGCGCCGAACTAATTTATATCATTTACGAAATGATATAGAAAATAGTGGTGCCAAAGAGTATGATGGCGTAAGAAAGCTAAGAAGCAAAGTGACCTTAGGCAATATCAAAGAAGGTGCAGAATATGTTGATACATATATTAAGTTTAAGCGTTACATAATAGAGAACAATTTAAAATTTACATTGCACACATATGAAAGTGCTAAGGAATTTGATAAGAAGCAAAGCGTTACTGAGGATAGCAATCTTAACTACAATGAACTCATAACCAACTATCACTTAAAGGATGAGGTTAATGCATTGTTCAATGAATGCTTTTCATATGAAAACTTAACCAGCGATTTAGTAACATTTAAACGAAAAGTCAGTGAAGTGAAAGGACTTCGTTCTCTACAAAGCTTTGCAAACAAAATGACTAAAGTTTGGAATGAGTGAGGGTTCCCAATCAATCATCGCATAAGCGGCTTTTTTACAGCTATACCCACAACGCTCTAACCTCTTAAACTCTCGGGGGAGTTGCACTGTCCCCCTTCCTCCACAAAGCTATTGTGCAACGCTTCATAGAGAGTACCTCTTTAACCTGGTCGGGAAGACAGGGATTGAACCTGCGACCTCGGCGTCCCGAACGCCGCGCTCTCCCACCTGAGCTACTTCCCGTTGTTATTCTTTAATCTATCAAATGCACGTTTCATCCGTGCTTTAGTTTCTTCTGCTTCTTTACCTTTGAGAACCTTTACGCCCTCAAACACACGGTTACTCGTGTAGTTGCTAAAGTCGGGTAAATCAGACTTCATAATGATTTCCTTTAAGTGGTCGGGGTAGCCGGATTTGAACCGACGACCACTTGTCCCCCAGACAAGTGCGCTACCAGGCTGCGCTATACCCCGTTGAAATGGCCGCCCGCATTATGTTTCATGCTACTAGAACCATATAAACAGTATGTCATAGCAGCGCAGGCGATAAGTTAAAAATGCAGTTTAGGCGGGCGGGATTCGAACCCGCAAGGGCCAGTTGCGAAACCGGCGTGTCTATCCACTTCCACCACCGTAACGTTCGTCTAAACTGCATAATATTGGCGGAGTCGGTGGGATTTGAACCCACGGTACCCTTGCAGGTACAACACCTTTCCAGGGTGTCACAATCGGCCGCTCTGTCACGACTCCAACTGTTTAGCTTAGTATGGATAAATCCATTTTTTATTCTTGAGTTTTGCTTGAATGTTAGGATGCTCTACTACCATCTTAATAGATGATTTTTGCCAAGAGGGTAATTTACTCTTAGGGTCCTTCAGTTTCTTAGCAGAATTAATAAACTTATGTGATAGATTCCATAAGTTATTTCCGCCGCCTTTACCATGTAAGAAGCCAAACAATTTTACATACCCATGAAGAACAACGTGACAATCGTGACACAACTGCACTAAATCCTCATACCTTTCGTTGCCGTAGTATCGCTTATAGGTGTGATGATGTAGTTGTAGAGCGGAATCTACGCAGTGACAAAGTTCGCATTTAGCAGTTTTATTATTTTTAAAATAAATTGACCACCACCATTTCTTCTTAGCTACCCATTCGGTACTTTTTAAATATGCAAATCGTTTGGGGGTATCAAGAAGAATAGTAATATCAGTGTCGTTTTTTGTTCGCCATACCTTAGATGATAGAATCCTAGGGCGATTGGCGCCTTTCTTTTCGCTGATTAGGGCTTCTCTTAGTTTTTTTAGCTTATCTGACATTCATCTATTTACATTGATATGGCGCGCCCGCTATTTTTCTATACTGGGGCTACTTTCGGAAGGTAGTCCATACATACGGGCGCATAAGAAGGGGGCAGCGGTAACGTTTGTTCGTCACTATTGTAGTGGGTATCACTCGCCGCCATAAGTTAAATTCCGAGAAACTGCATTACTAGCTTGAAGGGCCAGACATGTTCCCAGAGAAAGTGTTCTAGTGGATAGCTGATAGTTACGCCAATCCAAAATCTATAATCAGTAATCAAATTTGAACACGAATTCATACAACGAACTAACAGTCCAGTCTTCTTATCTTCGTGATAATGAGGTTCTTGCAATGGCATAAATTATCCTTAAAAATGGTACACCCTATCTGGTTTGAACAGATGACCTTCGCTGAGTCAAAGCGATGCTCTACCGCTGAGCTAAGGGTGCATGAAACTGGGGTGAAGGAGGAGGATCGAACTCCCGACATGCGGTACCACAAACCGCCGCTCTACCACTGAGCTACCGACACCATAATTGGCATACCCTGTAGGAGTCGAACCCACGCTGCCTGGGTTGGAACCAGGAGTGCTACCGTAACACTTAGGGCATATGAATGGCTGTAACGCAAGTATGGGCCATTGACGAACAATGAAGCATTGGTTACAATTTAAACGGGACACGTACCATAAGAAACTGGCTGACTAAGTAGGACTCGAACCTACATAACCTTCGTTAACAGCGAAGTGCATTACCATTATGCTATTAGCCAATGAAACTGAATGTGTCTTAGCCCCACCGCGCATGACACTGAATATGGCGCCGGTCCATATTCCCCCAACTGGTGCAACCAAAAGGACTTGAACCTTTAACCTTCGGTTTCGTAGACCGATGCTCTATCCAGTTGAGCTATGGCTGCGTGATATTTGGTGGTCCCTGAGGGATTCGAACCCCCGACATTCTGTTTCGAAGACAGACGCTCTATCCAGCTGAACTAAGGAACCAAATAAGAAATGGTGCTGTTGGAGAGGATTGAACTCTCGACCTCTTCATTACCAATGAAGTGCTACTACCACTGAGCTACAACAGCATTAATTTGGATGCCCCGCCAGGGCTCGAACCTGGAACCTGCGGAATCAAAATCCGACGTGCTACCAATTGCACCACGGGGCAGTGTTAACTTGTGCGTATTATATATGCTTAACGAAGCACTGTCAAATATTTTGGATGCCCTCCAAGGACTTGAACCTTGATTGACGGAGTCAGAGTCCGCTCTCTTACCATTAGAGGAAAGGGCAATGAAACATCAATTACTAAAGAACACTTGAGGCACAGTCAGATTCGCAGTCTGGTGCGGTGTATTCTTCTCTCATGTTCTTAAATAATGTATGTGTATAACAAGATGTGTGGTCTTCACGGGCACCCCCACTGGGTGTCGGCACTGTTTTGTAAATCTTGATATAGGTTAGCCTTTTGTTGATAAGCGATCTATGTTGTCTGGCATTTCAGACTTGACCGCTTATAGAGGATCACTATGTCCTCTACTGAAAGTTTTTACTCTCTGCGTTCTCTCCGCAGATTTCATCCCTATCACCGCCCCTTCTTTTTTTATAGTGCTTTGCAGGCTCGTTCCGACTTGCACTGTAAAAGGAAAACCCCAAGAACTTTATCGTCCCCGGGGCCTAAATAAACTAGTTTATACTATGTCTACTTATCCACCGGGCACTTGTTCCAATGATGGGGTAAAGTCGCCGCGAATGCTTGTATTATACGCTGCCACGACCATACCCATAGGAGCTAATTGTCCCCAAAGTGTATGCTGTTTCAGCGATATGTTACAAGTGTTAGTCATAGTAAAGTTATTTAGTCCTGGTTTAAATTATGCTCATTTAAAGGGTGTTTTTGGCGATTTCTGCTAAAACAACACTTCTCATCAACACAATCACTCTTATATATCATTCAAAATCGTTTGTCAAGAAAAAAATCACCACATGTCAATTTTTATTTTCTTTTTCGCTTAGGTCACCGAACGATGCTGAATATAGGCACACAAACACAAGAATGTATGCGAAGATAAACGAACCCCATGGGTTAATAGCATGGGGCCAAATGTTCAACCAGGCGCCGACCGCCATACCGAACAGAAAGCGAGTGCGATTAGAAATAGTCCTAGACATTTGTTTGACTCCGTTTTCTCAGCGTATGATTTACACTACACTAGTTTTGGATATATGTCAACCGATCATTGTGTGAAAAAAGACCAAAACAGAAAAAAAGATAAATAAAGTTGCGGATCACGATGTTACGAGCATCCACCCGCTCTAACGCTACAGAGGAGCATCAGCTATGTGTATTTATTGTGGTACAAAGAAGTACCGTAAAATATATGAAAATCATCACGGACCCATCCCAAGAGACGAGTACGGTAGAAAATATGATATCCACCACATTGATGGAAATCATTCAAACAATGATCCTATGAATCTCAAAGCAGTCACAATCAATGAACACTATGATATTCACTATAGCCAAGGTGACTACGGTGCCTGCATTTTAATCTCCCGTAAGATGAACTTTACATCCGAAGAGTTAGCCCATCTTGCAGGTCTCTCTGCTAAAAAGAGGGTGCAAGAGGGAACACATCCTTTTCTAGGAGGTGCGGTTCAACGAGAGGTAGCACAAAAACTGCTCAAGGCCGGTACTCATCCTTTTCTTGGCGGAACAATACAAAGAAACCTAGCTTATAGATTAGTTGCGGAAGGTACACATCCTTCTCAAAAAGTTTGGGAATGCCCCTACTGCGGTAAAGTAGGGAAGGGTAAAGGTAACTACACACGGCACCACGGTGATAGCTGTAAGATGGCACAAATATGAACTTTGACTCTTTCTCTCACGGACAAATCCAAAGCAAAGTCTGGCTTTGCAAAGAACTTGAACGATTCGTACACGCCAACCTAAAAATTGCTATTTTAGGTAGCTGGTACAATCTCGTTGCGTTTATGCTTCTTACACGGAACGCAGACAGATATCAATACATTTTGGGCATAGACATTGACCCAGAGACAAAACCAATCGCAGACAAGATCACAGAAGCTTGGCGAATTGGTAGTGATTATAAGGTTGAGAACAAAATAGCAGATGCGAACCTTGAAAATTTGGCAGGCTACGACCTTATAATCAACTGCTCACCCGAGCATATGGACGGTAATGATTGGTTTGAGAATCTTGATTATGGCACTATGGTCTGTATTCAGTCTAGTGACGTTCAGACTAGCGACGATGATGTTTGGAAGTGCGTAAATCCAAACGAGAGTTTGGAAGATTTGGTACTAAAATACCCGTTGTCTAAGTATCTTTACTCCGGAGAGAAGGAGATCAGATATAGCGAAAACAACGGGTACAAGCGTTTTATGCTAATCGGTATTAAATAACACACTTGCCGATTGCAGGAATCAATCTAGCGATTCGCTTTACTGCATCAAGCTTATATTCTTCTACGCCGGCAGCAGATAGATTATTTGTGATATCTGACACTCGGATATTCAACACATGAGCAATAGCTAAAGTGTATAGTGTAGGATTGTCCACAACATCGGAATTGTCAATCATAAGATCAATGACTGTTTTGGCAATATCCTCTCTGATTTCAGTTCCGCGTAGAGTATCGCTCATCGCAATTTCAAACGCAAGTTCTCCGTTTTCGGTGGCGATAGCTGCTCCTAAAGCACATGCATGAGCATCAATATCATCAAGCACTTGCTCGGTCATAGCGACTTCAATTTGCTTGCCTAACTCATTGGCGTATTCAGGCAAGCTAACTGTTAATGTATTGACCCAATTTCTATTAAGTGAGATTGTCATATTATCGTGTCCTTCTAGCTAATTGCTGGTACCCACGCCCTGTTGGGTGGTATCTATCTGCCATTGGGCGGGGAATAGTAAGGATAGCATCACCGTTTGCTGTAGCAATGCTATCAATTGATGTTTGAATAATTGAAATGTTTGCACCGCTGCTAGGGTTAACTGCTGCGGGAACAATCCAAATTACTCGGCGGGCATTAATTCTAGAACGTAAAACAGAAAGCTGTTCGTAAGTATCCGTGTATCTATGATCGTTTGTACCTAAGCTGATAACTACAGTGTTTGCGTCTAGTTGAGTTGTTCTATAATGTCTATTGAATTGTTGACTGTTCCAACCAACGTGGGCATACTCAACACATTCTGGTCTATAATTAGCAATACCCTGAGCAATGCTATCACCGATAATCAAACACTCTAACATGATACATCCTTTAATGATATGTTGGAAGGGACCAAAGTCCCTTCCATTGGATCACAGCGCAAGGTGACTGTAATCGTAAAGTGCCTTATCCTTGACACGGGTCAGGATGAGACGGGCGCCCTTGCTTTCAAAGACAAACTTACCTTCCTGACTGTTCAGGTTGATAAGATTTTCAGGAGTAAAGCGAAGGTCCTTCCACTCTGCTTCATCATCGTTAGGATCAGTGTCATATTCAATGTTGACACCCTTGACGGCAAGCGGGTTGCCTCGCCAAATCTCAGGGGAGACAGAGGAGATTTCCCTTCCACCGTCAATCAACTTGATTTCGTACTTAGCACCTTCATCATACTCGGGCTTGGCGTTGAGCATTTCAAGTGCTTCCGTCGGAGTCTCACCGTAACGATTCATTTCTTCAACAAGCGCCTTAAGCATGTCAAAGTTGAATTCACCAAACAAGCTAGTGAGTGAACAAATCTGATCAATGTACTGCTTGTTGTTGAGGTTATCTTCACAGTACTCACGAATGAAGTTAACGTCAAGACCCTTGAAGTCAAGCAGGTAGAAGATACGACCAGGACGATTACGCATGTGCGAGTCAACCCGCCACTTGTCATTCACAGTGAGAACATACAGCTTCTTAGAACCGAACACGCCGTCAAGCAGAGTAAGAATTTCTTCCTGCTTTTCGCGGTCATAGACCTTCTCAAATTCGTCAAAGAGAACGACACACGGCTGGTCAATGTCCTGCAACAGCTTGAAGAAGCCATCACCAGTCCAATCACGATTGATAACAATCGTAGGGACACCCTGCTTAGCAAGTTCAACAGAAATGTTCTTAGCAAGAAGCGTCTTACCAGAACCCTTTTCACCGTTCAACAGAACACCGGTCTGCTGCGGACGGTCCCAAAAGCTATTGATAATGCGATCCGTGTGTCGCAGGGTATTACCATACATCTTAGCAGGAATCTCAAAGCTATCAATCTGCTCAAGATAGAAGTTGCCCATCATATCTACAGCAACAGTGTAGTTGCCTGCAGGAAGCTGCTCATGCAAATCCATTGCCTCCTTGCTGGAAACACGGAAAGTAGTACCATTCTTCAAAAAGTATGCCATAGTATCCTCAAAACTTCAACAGGTTAAACGCAAGCAAGATATCTCGCTTATCTTCATCAACAGGGTGGACTGCGATTGCAGTCATTTCACCACCATTCAAGTCTGGCTCAATAAAATATTCGTACTTGATACCAAACTCAAACAGAATCTTTTCAACCGCCTGTAGGGCTTCTAGGTTGCGAACACCCACGCAAGTGAAGTAAGTGTTGTCTGGATCTTCGGTTGAGCCAAGCTTAGCCCCCAGCTTCATAGCAACGTGTGCAGTCTGCACAAGTTGGTACTCGCGGAAGATATCCTGACGGGTAAAAAAGTATGCGTATCGTTTTGTCATAGTCTTCTTATAACAGGGGCTGACCGTTAAGTCAACCCCTTATTATCCTTACTTGTTACTGTTTGCCCGAATTTCGTCAAACGTCATGTCACGGATAAGCTTGCCCATGCTGTAAACAACTTCAAGCACATCCTGATCCTTAACATCTTCGTAAGCAGCATCTTCGGTAGTGACAGTCTTGAAACCATTGTCAGTTTCAATTAGGACCATACGACCCTTCTTGCTGCGCTTGCCCTTGTCAGTGATTGGGTCCTTGAAAACGTCAACCCATTCACCGTTGATAAAGGCAGCCGAACACTTCATAGCAAACTTCTGATCGTCACGATTGACAATCTGCAACAGTGCGCCGCCCTGTCCGAAAGCCACATTGTCTGCACTGTAGCCTGCAAGCGTGATAGTGTAGAGAATGCTACGAATAGTCTGGTGATTGATGCCGTCACCCTGCAAGACACGAACATTGTTCAGTACCTTGAAGCCCTTGTCATTGACAGTGTGACCAAAGTACTTGTCAAGAATCTTGAGACACTTAGCGACAACATCTGCCGGGTCACCACTGTCGGGACGAACAACAAGAGTTGCACCACTGTCAAGCACATCCTGCTTCAACTCGGTGCCCCACTTTTCACAAGCAGAGAAAATGTCATAGCTGTCAGAAACAGCAGCAACAAGACCGCCGGGCTTAGCATTCTGCTTGAGCATATTGCGATAGCTAGCAACTTCGCCTTCACGGCCCCAGCTAGTTACAGTGCTGTGTTCCATGGCAGGAATACTGAACCCAGCCATATCAGCACCATAGTAACGACGAGCAAAAAGCAAAGCTTCTACCGTATCAGTTCCCTGGAAGTTAACAAGGTGTGCAGCGCCACCAATACCAGCACTCTCAAGACTGGACACGCCACGAGCGCCAAAGTCATGAAGTTTGAAATCAATCGTGCTGGGGTCGCCAGTCTTTTCAAGATATTCAAGAATCAACTTCTTGCTCTGATAGCTGTTGGTAGCAACAGTAGTCGGATACCAAATTGCACGAAGCAACGCAGTCTCAAGGAAGCTAGTCAACCAGTAGCACTCAGGATCCATGTTGACAATAGTAGCGAGAACATTGCGAGTACCAACTACTGTACCTTCGGGAACAGCCTTGATCGTAACAGGAAGCTTACCGCCATAAGTGTTGACGATATATTCCCAACCTTCACGATTGAAGGGCTCACCATGTGCAGTGATGATAGCTTCGGCTTCGTCAATCATTTCCATCGTCACCGGAGTCAGCATGTACTCCTTGATGAATGCTTGAAGACCGAAGAACACAGTAGCGTCATGAACGCCACCGCGGCTTTCAATGTAACTGTAAATGTATTCAGTACCTTCGGGGTACTGATTGAACTGGCTATACTTGTAGCTGTCCGAATTAAGAATGATGTTATGCATAATAGAACTCCTCTATTTAAAAATGCTAGCTTCTATCAGCTAGACTTGATGATTGACTATAACGAATCTTTAGTAGAATGTCAACCAAATTCTACCAAAGTTACTGATCCGCCCTGTGCGGAAATCTTTTCAGCGAAGTCTTCCAACATCGCAATGATACGGTCCTTATCGCCACCTGCAAGTCCCATACCGATATAAGGGAAGCCGATTTTGAAGGGGCCATATTCTGCTGCCATCTTCTTAAGAATGACTTCAAACGAAGCATACTCAAAATGGTCAACGTCACGGGGTGCAAAGTTAATTTGCGTATATGCGTTGATGATAACAAACTTATCGGTCACATGGGCAGAAATATTGCCAAGCTTTTGGACTTGACTATTTCCACTGTCCTGCAGGTCTAGGGTATAAGCTGTATCAGCTTCATACGCTTTTGGATATCGCTCACGAATCTCCTTAGCGATGCCAGAACCCATAGTGTTTAGGCAGTTGCATCCATGAACGATTACATCAAACTCACCCTTCTCTGCGAGGTCAATGAGATTACCTTTAGTGTGCTTAAGCATGATTAAAGCCCCAAGAAATACTGAATGATGAAGTAGTGGTCGTCAAAGAAATCTTCTTCACGAAGTTCGCTGATTGGAACCCACTTTGCCTTTTCAGCATCATCGGCACCTTTCACCTTAGGCAGCGTAACATCATCTGCCAACTTGAAGTGATATGCCTTCGTGATAACACGACCGAGCGTAGAACGATACGGATCGTCAAACGTTTCATGGTCACGAATGCTACCACGCAGCACAGCCTCAGGAACCTTAATCTTCGTTTCTTCACGGAGTTCACGAATAGCACCATCAAGCTGCTTTTCATACTCGTTCAAGTGACCGCCGGGCAATGCCCATAGACCCTTACCAGGTTCCGAACGGCGCTTAACAAGCAGGATGTGTCCGCTCTGTTCAACAACTGCGTCAACAGTGGCGTGCTTCACGGGATAGGGCGAAACTTCCCACTGCTTCTTGTAGTCACGGACAAACTTAAGTTCATTGTGAAGTTGCACGTAAGTATCGGTACCACGAAAATCCATGAGAAACTTAACGACACTCATAGGAACCGTCTGATTAGACAGAAACCCTCGCTCTAGGTACTGTTCACGAATCTCTGTAGCGTGAAGATCATTCTGAATTTCAACATTCACCGACTTATACTGCGGGAACATCTTAAGATAGTAGCTAGTGTTATCCTTACTAGCGCCAATCAATCCGACCTTAGCGTCATTGTAGCCGCTTGCTCTCCAAGAGGTGAAGTTATTGACAACATCAAGTGCAGTATCAAGCACGATGGTCTGCACCTGCTTAATCCAGGCTGCATCATTATAAGTCTTGTCATAGAGAGGCTTGATGATGAGGCGTTCACTATCGGTGAATGCTCCTTCAATCATCTGCTTACGTTCATCAAACGTGAACGGATTTCGGATCGTGCGGGCCTTGCCAGCAGAACCTACTAGAACTAATACATTGCGGGATTTTTGTAGCGCAATATCAATGATGCGCTTATGTTCATTATGAAAGGGCTGAAAGCGCCCAACAAAGACCAGAAGGTCAAACTCTTTTTCCATTGCTCAAAACTCCTTTGAAGCGATTTATATAGAAAGTCTATCTTTCTACAAACTTATTTATACAAGGAAAGCCGGGTAAAGTCAAGAACTTTCTCTACCCGGCTACCCATTTTATTCAATTACAGGATTGGTGAAGGTTACTAACCTAGTCCCGCCCGGCACCCGCCGTACACCGTCAGGAGCAGTCCAAGAAGCATCATCATCTTCATCAAGATCGCGCCAATCATCCCACACATCTTTCATTGCTACCGGTACAATATACCAATGACCACTGTTGTCACGATCAAGAAAAAACTGTTCCATTTTACTTCCCCTTGCTATACATTCGTTATAGCATTTTGGGCAAGCTATGTCAACCGTTTTATGCGAATATTTCTAGTGCAGTTCCACACTCACTACAGAACTTAGCAGTTGCCTTATTCTGCTTACCACAAGTGACACACTTAGGCTTAGCCTTAACAGTGATTGGCTTGCGAATTGCTTCATTGTCAGGTGTCTCGCCTAGCAACTTGAGAATGATATTGTGCTTTTCTGATTCCGTTGCAAACCAACTTGCAGTCACAAACTTCTGATCACTCTTACTACCTGCAACAGTGATACCTGTTTCAGTCTGCGGTGCTGCGTTAAATGCTTGTACTGAACTTGCGTTTATTGTAGCGGAGCCTACTGCCATATTAGTTGCTGCATAGGATGCGCTTGAACAAGTAATAGTGCCTGACATTGACTTAGGCGCGGCGGCTGTTGTGCTTCTCATTACATCGCCATAATATGAATCCATTGAGGTAGGTTGCCAACTTGGCGTAGTAGTCCAAATCGCTGGCTGATATTTCGGATAGACTTTTTCAAACTGATATTCTACACGAATCAACCCATCTTCAAGCTTGATGCCGCGATGGTCTTCAATCTTACCGGTGCGTTCAATGAACTTGAACTTGTTACCTTCGTTCATATTACCATTGCGAATGGCTCGTTGTAGGTCAATCTCTTGTCCTGCATTCAATACGAGTCCACCTGGCACGATATTGTCACCATCAATGTAGATATTGATTAATGCTCTTACTGTGTTGAGGTTCTTGAGAAGAATACTGTATTCGCTTCCAAATGGGATATAGACAGTATCTTTGAATTCACGGAGTACTTTTCCGTTGGCTTTGATGCTGGCAACCAGCTTACTATTATACATCATGTTTCTTCCTTTCTACGGACCACAGACTAAGGCCCTCATTCTTAAAGTCTGTTACGAAGCTTCATGCTTCAATATTATTTATCTGCTACGAAGCACCGTTGTGATATTTGTAATGTCAGTATTTGCCCTACGCATTTGTCTGCTATTAAGTGCAAGAGCCGAAGCCATCTTATGAACCTGTTCGCTCAATAAACGAACTTTGTCTTCTAGGTTCTTGATGCGCTTTTCATCATCTTTTTCTTTTTGGTCAAACTCTACTACGCCTGTTTCCACAATTGGCTTGTTTGAATACATTGTCACTGTTATTTCCTTTTTAAAGATATCTTATACTTTATATATTCTGCAATATGCTCTGCTACATTTATTCCGCAGTATTTTTCAAAGCCTTCAAATCCCGGTGCACTGTTTGCTTCACATATCTTGTAACCATCTTTGTCAAACAATAAGTCAATGCCTGCAATTTCTAATCCACAAATTCTAGCTGTTTCTCTTGCAAGATATTCTATTTCGCCGTTAACTTCAAACGGTTCACCGTAGCCACCGTTAGATATGTTTGCTCTGAAATCACCTTCGGGTGCATGACGCTTCATTGCTCCGATAACTTTTCCACCGATAACTAATACACGCAAGTCTTCGCCGGGTCTGGCATCTATGTATTCTTGAACTAATAGTGTTTTTGGAGTATCAAGATTGCCAATAAATTCCATCATTTTCTTGAATGCGGTCTTGTTCTCACAAAGATAGATACCTTCACCATAACTGCCACTGATCACTTTAACGACACAGGGCCAACCGATGAGATTGTCTGCGATATCTACATCTACGGGAAATCTAACAAGCATAGTATTAGGTACTGGCATACCTTTGCTAGCTAGTAACTGATGGCTACGCATTTTATCTTTTGCGATTTCTACGCTTATAGAACTATTAATGCACTTAATATGTTCTTCTTCAAATTGCCTAACAATAGCAGTGATAAACTCGGTAGTGCCTGATCCGGTGCGAGTCAACACAAGATCAGGCATGCCAAACTCTTGTCCATTGTATTTGATACCGTGTCCAGTACCTTTTCCTACAATTACATCAAAGTTATCTGGGTGGTAAATGGTTGCAGGGATACCTAAGTCAGCGAGACTTTTCACGAGACGACGATTTTCGTATTCGCTCTCGTCCTTCTTAGACAATATAAGTATTGACATGCTGTATCCTAATAATAGTATTTAGCTATTTTACGCGGGTACTCCAGTAACATCATACTTTAGTGATAAGAAACTAACTAACGGATGGTCCATTGGTTCAATCTCAATGTGATACCCGGAGTCAAACTTTCTAAAGGGATGAAACTTAACTCCGGACTCTTTGATTGCTCGTTCTATCTGCTTGAAGTCCTGAATCGGAACAAACAACTTAGTTGTCATAGAGTTCCTCCTCAAAGTCTTCTTCGGTTTCTAGTTGGTAGCCGCGGCCATCTTTCGCATAGTCAATATAATAGTCTTCGTTGGGCATAAGTTTGCGAAGACCATCTACTGTCAATGAGAGAAATAGAAAGTCTTTTTCATCAGCAATGCTAACAACATACCAACTAGTACCGCATCCTCCACCAAAGACCTTCAACATACCATGTTTGATCTTGTGATTTTTTAGTGCTTGTCTAAGTTGATTGCCCTTACTGGTGATCAGCCTAATAGGATTCTTCTTACCGTTCAGCCTAATGCTGTTCATAACGGTAAGTTCTTTGATCGTAGCAGTATTGTCTTCGTCAATAACCAAATGGCAGTTCTTGACTCGGATGCTACCTTTAGTGCTAGGATTATCGGGAGTTTCTTTAGTAGACCACGGAACAGAACAATCAACGTGATTTACATAGTAGCTCTCACCCTTAGTTTTCAAGACCCACATGGGAATTGATGGATCGGTGAGGTGACCCTTATTAAAGTGGAACACAACGTCCTTACAAGCTAATTCAACTTTCTATGCCATTTTCTTTCTCCTTTGTTTAGCATAACAGTATTTATTTTATATCGTATCGGGTAGAAAAATGCTCTATCCTATCACCAAAGCAAAGCTTTAGCCAAACTTCTTGCTCTTTAGTAGTAGTAATAATTTGGGTGTTGTGATTTACCTTAACCCAGCTATTATTATGAAATCCTATAGTGTCTATGGGATAATCGTCTGTTACTATTGAGTAATTGACACCTGCCCGTTGAAGCATTTCAAGATCGTCTCTTGTTACTTCTCCGAGCAGGTACCAAACTTTAGTGACAACTTGTGTCAAATTATCCCTGCAAATATGCAAGAACATTTTCTGGTGAAGTCTCACCATACGGATCATCTTCCGCATTGTGTGCAATGTTAGGTTCAATAAACCACTTTTCAATCACGCCATTGTCAACAACAACAGCATAACGCCAAGAACGAACACCAAATCCAAGATTATCCTTCTGCACTAGCATGTTCATCTGACTAGTGAAAAGGCCCGAACCATCGGGAATAACCTTAACGTTCTGAATGTTTTGGTCCTTTGCCCAGCAATTCATCACAAATGAGTCATTGACCGAAATACAGTAGATTTCGTCAATACCAAGCTCCTTGAACTTTTCATAGTTCTGTTCAAAGCCCGGAAGCTGATAGGTTGAGCAAGTAGGAGTGAATGCGCCCGGAAGCGAAAACAGAACTACTCGCTTACCAGCAAAGTATTCGTATGAGGTAACATCCTGCCAGCGGAAGGGATTTGGACCTTCAACTGATTCATCACGAACACGAGTCTTAAAGACTACGGCAGGGACAATAGTTGGTAACTGTTCAATCATAATTATTTCCTTATAATACCATAGCAATAATTGCCACATAAGTTAATTGGTGAACTAGCTGATCTAATCCAGTTAGCTGCCAAAATTCATTATGCGTAGTTGCTCCCCAACCCTTTATACGATTGATGTTCATCTTCGCATAGTCTGTCCAATAGTGAACAGTAAACTCAAATGCCATTGCCGCTAATGCAATGACAGGAGTAGTGAAAAACAAAAGAATAATAAACGTAGTAACTGCATGGAGGCCAGAGTGTACGATGCCTCCCCAGTGTCCTAGCTTTCCCTTATTTTGCCACATATAAGCAGGTTGGTAATAGAAATCCCAAATGAAGTGCTTAACAAGCAGTAATGTCAAAAGAGTAATCATATTACCAACCTTATCTTTTGGCGCCCCTGACAGGAATTGAACCTGCAATCATGGGTTTTAGAAGCCCGTGTGAACCACTCAGCCTCAAGGGCGCTTAACCTTAGCGGTTATTACCGACGTTGATAATACCCTTGAAGTCGTAAGGGACAACAACAGTGTTGACCTTGCCAGCCTTCACGCCTTCTGCGATATCCTGTAGAGCCATAGCAGCCATGTACTCGGTAGCACCACGGTTAGCATTAAGTGCAGCAATACGCTGTGCTTCAAGACGGGCAGTCTGAACTTCAACTTCCTTACGCTTCTGTTCGTTCTGTGCCTGAACAAGAGCATTAGCAGATGCTACAATGTTTGCAGCAGGCTTGATCTGGCGAACAAGAACCTGCGAGACAGTGATAGCGCCGTCAAGCTTTTCAGCAGCAAGCTGGTTGACGATTTCCTGGCGAACAAGCTGTTCAATTTCAGCACGATTGTCTGCCATCTTCAACGACTCGTAACGACGAGCGACCTTGTATGCAGCGTTGCGACCAAGCTGACGAACATAGTTATACATCAACAGAGTATCGCCTTCTTCGGTTTCAGTGTGGAAACCGCGATTCTTTTCAATGTAAAGTTCTGCAACAGCAGTTGGGTTGATTGAATATACAACAGCCATATCGAAGTCGGATACAGTAGAGTTGTCACTAGCAAGGGGAGTCAAGTCAGCGATATCTACCTGAACGTCCTTAGTTGGGAAAGTGAGAACTTCACCGAAGATAGTCTGATTGATTGAACCAGGCTGGAGTTCAGTAGTCTCAATCGTCTTATCAAAAGAACGACGGACACCAACTTCACCAGTTTCAATACGAGTACATGCAGCAGTCGTGGCCATAAGACCGGCGAGAACAGCAACCTTAGCAATACGATTCATTTTACTTTATATCCTTAAAAGAGTAGAACAATTGTTACAGCGACAATAGTTGCTAGCAACGTACACAACATACTATAGCCTGCCCACTTAGTCAAGCTAATTTTTTCTTTTCGGGTAAATCGTCTAAAGAGGTCAATACCAAAAAAGAAAATCAGAAAAAGTGAGATAAAGGCGATAATCATCTTAACCATAAATAGGTCTCCTTAGTGTTTACGAAGATTAAGATATAACACGTAGCTAGAGGATTGTCAAGAGTTTTGGTTGCCCGTTTTGCAGCTTTCTGCAAAACGCTTTTCTTGTAGTGTAGGTTTACCGAAAACCTTTTCTGAATGACATACAAGACATTTAGGATTGCCACAATCTAGTGCATGACGCTTTGCGTAACGATGTGGCTGATTGTGCGGATGAGTTGTGCCTAGCGATTTAGCAATACGCACTTGCTTTTTGATTGCGTTTGCTGTGCGATGTAGGCGTGTAGCTTTCTTACTTTTATCGTCGCTCACTTGTTTCTCGTTTTTGGGGTTTGTGAGTTCTTTTGCTTGTTTATCATTTCTTGTTGCTGCTGTCTGGTCCAGCCCATTCTTTTAATGTTTCCGGAATCCATTAAATCTTGAATAAGCTTTTTGCCAGTTCCCATATTATTCAAATCCATTTTCGTCTCTCACTAACCAACCTAATTTAAGTAGGACGGCCCATTGGTTTTAGGATCGTCCATAAGTCCCTTTTCAGTTTGATGTTCTATAGCGTTTAGGGCTTTTTGCTATTTTTTTCATATTGTTCAATTCTGCTTAACATCCAAGATACTAAAAAATAGACGCCGACACTAATGAGTATGCCGGCGCCTACTAAAATTGACATAGCTAAGAGAAAGTTTAACAATACTGTCATTAAAGTATTTATACTAGATAATCCTATACCCTAGAACAATTAGTCCTAGAGCAAGCAAAGTATAGCAACCAATCTGTAACCAATTTGAGTTAGTGTAAAGCCAATTCATGATCAAAACTCCTTACTGGATTTCATTTTCTTTTGCTTGCTGAATCAAGCTATTTTGGTAAGTGATGCGTTCAGTCAAGATAGTTACTGCCTCTGGGCATCGCAACAGAACTTCACGCAACGTGCTTTCAAGGTACCCTGCACGATATGACATACTGTGTACCGGGTCCCCAGTAAGTACAGCAGTGTTTGCTAGCATCTTGTCAATCAAATCAGATGTAGATACAGTCATAAGTAACTCCTTTCAAGCGATACAGAGACACTACATGAAAAATACTAATCTGTCAAGCGATTTCTTGAGTCTTGAACCATTTTAGGACATTTTCCTTGCGCTTGTCAAAAAAGGAAACGTCCATACCAAAGTGCTTCTTGCTCTTGAACAGAAGGCCCTGCCAGGCATAGCCACCTGCATTCTTGGGACGATACTTCCACTTAAGCTGTCCGACAACTTCGCCGTTCTTCTTAACAGCAAAAGTGTGAAACTTTTCGCTGGGAAGATCAGCAAAGCCATCCTTGACCTTAGCAAGGGCCCACTTGACTACGGGAGTATACGGACGAGCAACCTGTTCATCAATGTAAACAGTGCGACCATCTTCGGTCTTGATAATGATATCCTGAATATATTCTTCGGGGTCGTCGGTACGAGCAACAAACTTACCAATCACTTCAATTTCGTCGCCGGCTTCGTTGTATTCAAAGCCGCGTACAAGATCACCAACCTGAAACATGAGAGACTCCTCGTTTTTGCTATAGTCTTGTTATAGCAAAATGGGCAAAGAATGTCAACCGATTATTTTGTTACGCAGCTTCTTTTTCGCCACGAGCAATCTGAATATCAATGTCACGGAAAGTAACGACAAACTTCATCATTTCAAGAGAAGTGTCAGCTAGTACAGCAATTGAATACTTTGACGGCGACTTCTCGTTGTAATATTCAACGTGAATCCAATCAATCATGTCGCCGGCGGCATTCTTAGCACGAACAATGCGAATCACTTCGCCGCGGATTGTACCAGCAGCAGATTCATAGCGAACACGATCACCGATGAGAACAGTTTTAGGAGCAGACATATGTAAAGCCTTTCGTTACTCTGTATTTAACTGTTATATCAGTTTTGGGTAACCGTGTCAACCAAAAAGATCAACTTTTTCCCAGGGTAGGTACGATTTTCCAAAATGACCATAGTTAGTAGAAGCACTATAAATTGGCCTAAACATATCAAATCTATCAATAATTCCCTTAGGAGTTAGATCAACGTTTTCACGAATATACTTTTCTAGGTCCTTACTTTCGCCGTCACTGTCAACATAGAAGCTAGTAGGTTCTTCAACACCAATTGCATAGCTTAGCTGAATCTGTGCCCACGATGCCTTGCCGCTAGCAACGATGTTCTTTGCAAGATAACGAGCCATATATGCAGCAGAGCGGTCGACCTTAGTTGGATCCTTGCCTGAGAATGCTCCACCTCCGTGCGGCGCTGCCCCACCGTAAGTATCCACAATAATTTTTCTTCCCGTCAAGCCAGTGTCGCCATCTGGACCGCCAATAACGAATCTACCGGTTGGGTTGATTAGGAACTGGGTATTATCATCAATCAGCTCCGTTGGGACAACTGCACGGATAATTTGTTCAATTCCATTACGAACTTCTTTGATATCTACATCTGGATGATGCTGCGATGAGCAAACAATCTTGTCAATTCTATTGACTGTCCCATCGTCATTGTATTCTACAGTTACCTGACTCTTGCTGTCAGGGCCCATCCAAATCTGATTCTCATTCTTTCTCAGATGAGCAAGTGCTTCAACAATTCTATGACTATAAAATAATGGGGCAGGCATATGATTTTCTGTTTCGTCACATGCGTAGCCGAACATTAGGCCCTGATCTCCAGCGCCAAAATTATCAGTGCCTAATGCAATGTCTGGACTTTGCCCATGCATTAGATTAACAATGTTTACAGTATTCCAGTGAAAACCTTCTTGCTCGTATCCTATATTCTTGATAACTTTCTTCACCATGTAGTCTAAGTCTAAAGAATCAATTTCTCCTTTATACTCTCCTGCCAAGATTACTGAATTCGTAGTCACGAGTGTTTCACACGCACACCTTACTGCCGGGTCCATCGCTGTCATAAACATGTCAAGAATTCCATCACTGATGGCATCTGCAATTTTGTCTGGGTGTCCTTCCGACACCGATTCACTGGTAAATAGATATGGCAAATTAAGCTCCTATGATATACACTTAATTATACTAATATCAGGTCGTTGTAAAGTTTTATGATACCCAACAATCGCAGTTGCATTCAATTACCTTTTCAATTGCCTCATCAACGTTATAGGCCGAAGGTAACAAAACGCTTCCTGTATAGTCAGTGTTTAGATTGTCTGGCACATTGTTAGGGTTAAGTTGCTCGGGTGGTTGCACAGTTACAATGCGTGGAATTTCGGTTGACCCTGACAAACTTGCCGGAACAGTTATCATAACTGATGGGACCGGGACACCTTGAAGTATGGGAGTAATATCTCCGGGTTTAGTTGATCTAGCAGGAATATAAGTTCCAACGAGAGCAGAATCAGTAGGTATATAAATACCATTTGGATTGGGCTTAACAACTTGATTGTCCACTTCTGCGGCGAACCAAGCAGGGTTAGTATAGCCCTCTACTTCGTTCAATAGTTCAGGCTGATCATTCTTTATTATATTAAGGATTGGGCTAGGGATATTATTTTGCACGCCGGCGGCGATAGTTCCATTAGTAGTAAGAGTTTTAACATCATCAGTAGACATATCTACAGGAATATTGTTGTCTAATGTTATTCCTGCGTTTTGAAGTCTTCGTTGATTTCTTTCTTGTCTCATCATACCAACAGTGCTTTGTCCACCTACTGTAGACAAATCAGTTATAGCCTCAATAGTCTGTGCCGACATATGAGGTTTAGTATCTTGTGCTAATTCAGGTAATGAATCCACAAATACATTAATAGCTTGCGGATACGGATTAGTAAACGGATCTTTGGGGATAGTAACAGGAACTAGTGCATTGTATCTAGTTCTTTGTTCAATCATCAATTGAGTTCCCATACTATTCCAATACACATTTAGTTCTTGGGCTTTTTCTGGGTTGGATGCGGCAATTGATGTGATTTCGGTGTTTGCTTGATCAATATAATTTTGTACTACCGAATTCATTGGGCTAGGCCAGCCAGTAGTACCAAACGCGGTGTTTGTTCCGCCTGCGTTTGATGTGGGAGGACACTGAACCTGTGCAAACCACCCGCTAGTATTTGTATGACTTCCTCCTGAGACTAGCGTGACGCTAGTAAGTCTACCAAAATTAGCTATATCGTTAGGATCTGTTCCGATTGTGCAAGTCGCACTAGCACCAAACGGCAATGAGATTGTTGGGACGGGCGCTCCACCACGACCATATCCTCCGCCAGGTGTTACTATAGTGAGAGTGTCAATAAAATAATCACTGGGTGAATTGCTGTCAAGAGTAAATGCTAATACAGCACCCTCCCATGTAACTGCCAGATACAAGTTATCGTATATTGATTTTAGTGTGGTCGTTTGTACTTCTAAAATTCTGTTATATAGATTTTCCCAGGGATAAGGTAACCCGCTCATACAACCAAAAAAATCACTCATCGTGTAGGTGCCATATGGACCTGACCCTAATGCTTGCTTTTCAGAAGTATTATCAATCATTTCCTGATTAGTTGGCTTGCTAGTTCCCGAAGTTAAGGGCAATCCAACCATGCTTTCTAATGACTTAGTAGCTTTAGCAAACTTTTTGAATGTTACTTGCTCAATGTTTCTTACTTGTCGCAGTGAGAACGATAGTGCGCCAATTGCAATTGCCTGATCCTGTGGTATGATTCCATACAAGTAAGAACCAAATCCTTTTTCGGGGACTGCTATATTTTCAGTAGATAGGGGTGTATCTAAAATCGTCGGTGGGCCCTTAGGTATTTGAATGCCCACATAGTCTTTCATTTCCGGCGTTGACAATGCAATATTGACCCCGCCGTCTGCATAGATTGGATAGTAAGTTTTGCTATTAGTAGGCAATCCTAAATCGCTATTGTACTTAGGAACTGTTAATGATTGGAAACTATTAGGGAATAGTTTCCTAACATCTAATAAATCAGCGAGAGATTCTAGTCCCTGAGTTTTAACTTGCATGGGTGCTAATACAGCTTGTAAGTTTTCGCCGCGGATAATCAAAAAGGCACTATAGATTTTCTTTTCTTGATCTTTGGTAGGAGTCAATATACTACCAGAAGATAGATTAGTTACGTCAGTAGATTCTAAACCGGATGCTAGTAATGCAAGAACCAAATCTTGGATAACTGCATTATTTTGACCCAGTGTCGCTAACAATAGTGAGGGCAAACCTAATGCATCCAATCTACTCAAATTAATTAGATTGCCTAAGTTTTCTAAATCTTCTCCAAACTGTCTAGTTGCTAGACTTATACCCATGATATCGGCACTTACCAAATCATCCATGTTACTATACGAGCCATCCATAAATGTTTGACTATTGTGGGAAGACATTATGATTTGGTTAGAAGAATTGATGAATGCAGCAGATGACATTAATGAAGAACAAAATTCCTTATATGCCGGTGTTGATGCATTAACAGTATCACCATTCCAATTGAATTCATTCCAAGCCTGCAATGCGTGTAATCTAATATACCCCCACTGCGTTACTGATTTATTAGGATTAGTAGTGTCGTATGGTATCCAAGTTGCATTTTGCTTTTGGTCAACTACGCCATTTCCTTGTAGAGGATCTGAGTATCCAGCGAGAGCAGTGGCATCATAGTTTCCATATCCAGATGTTGCGGGTCCGGGATAAGGAGGATTAACTCCGTCTCGTGTAATACCCTGTCTTGCACCATATGCAACTGCACCAGTAGTCCAATTGCCGGTTGGGTCTATAGCTTGATATGTGGGCGGCTTAGAATTACCTAATGCGCCTATTGAAGTAGAGCCAATTGAAATTAGATTGTTATAAGTTGCGTCTGAGAGGGTTGCGTTGCTGTTTCCGGGGCCTTGCAAGTATCCATCATTAATTGCATAAGTTAATGTGTGTAAGCAAGTATCAGTGACGCATTTTCCTGGAGTATAACTAACGTTTGTTTTGCTAGAACCCATATAAGATGCAGCAACAGGGTTAATAGTTAATCCCTGGTTAAAAAGGTAAGAACCATTTACGTTTATTCCTAAGGGACTTTGTTTACCTGTATCAGCCATACATCACCTTATGGAACATACACATTAGGACTACCTTGCGATATCTTGTGTCCGCATGTATTTCCTGACCCAACTCGTAGAACAGGTACTCCCTCAGCAAAAACAGTAGGACTACCCTCAGTAGTCTTAGCTGCTTTATGCTTGTTTTTGCCGTGAGGAGTAATGTCGCTAACGTGCAATCCTACTGCGATACCATTTGCAAAAACTGTACCGGCACCTCGGACAATCTGTCCTCCTGCATCGTTTTGATCACCTTTTCTACTGAGTTGTGCCATTCATTATCCTAAAATTAACTTCTTGTCAGGTACTACTAGACCTGTGGTAGCCTCAATATACTTTGACTTGACGCTTTCATCTGTCAAAGCATGGATTGTAACACTATTACTATTTAGTCTTGTTTCGGCCTTCGGATTTGCAGTAAACAAACTTGCAATCAATCCAAGACCTTGAGGTCCGGGAGCTACTGAAACTGGATCATGCAGTAATATGTAGTTGTCTTCAATGCTTGTTACTCTAGCAACTACTTCTTCGCCGCTAGTAAGCTTAAAGGTGTATACTTCACCTGTCTTAATATCTTTCATTATCTTTCCTTATGCTGCGTGTGGGAGCAGTCTTGCTCTGAGTTGGTCAAACCCACCCACATATTCATCGTCAATAAAGATTTGCGGGACTGAACGAGCATCAGGAACTGCTGCTAACAAATCTTCCTTGGTGTACGTATCACCAATCTTTCTTTCTTCAAACTCAATTCCCTTCTGAGTTAGAAGTGTCTTTGCCTGTACACAATGGGGACAGGCGTCCTTTGACCATACAATTGCTCTCATTATTTTTCTCCTTATAATTCTGGAAGTGCTTCGTAATCTAGCGTGTCAGTCATTACCCCAATGACATAACTAGTAGATTCTGATTCTTGTAATGCCGTCTGCTTTTTGCTAGTATCGCTGTGTTTGTTGAACCAAGGAATGGGAGTATTCTTTGGTGCTGGATTCCAGTACTTAATGCCAATCTGCTTAAGTGCATCTACTGCGGTGTAGTCAACAAAGTCGCAAAGAATTGCAGCATTGAGGCCGATAACTGGGCCCTTCTTAAATAGATAGTTGGCCCATTCTTTTTCTTCACGAATAACATCCGCGTAAATCTTAATGACTTCTTGTTCACAGTCGACCTTTGCTTTAGCAAAGCGAGGATCTTCCTTAACTACTTGATTAATCATCCAAGCAGTCCACTCTTTGTGTAATAATTCGTCTTGTAGAATCAAACTGATAATGTTACCGTTACCCATAAACAACTTGTTCTCAACCATTGCAAGACTTGTGGCGAACGACACCATAAAGCGAAAAGCCTCAAGTGCATAACTTGCATGGAGTGCTAACCAAATTGCATTGATATGCTCTTGTTCAGGAACGTCAATGCCGATTTCTTTCTTACAATTAAGAGCATGTAGCTTATCATAATAGTCACCAATGCTTGAGGCCATGTCAATGATTTCCTGAGTGTCGTGAATCGTGTTGAACACTTCCTTAGGAACATTGTAGATGTTGCGAATGATGTGGCTATATGAGCGAGAGTGGATGTTTGTTTCAAAGAAACTCCAGTTACTCATAATAGCTTCAAGTTCGGGGATAGAGCAGACCGGAGTAAAGACCTGTGCTGGTGCTCTACCCTGCAAACTATCAAGTGCAGTTTGACGAAGAACATTGCTGGTAAAGATGTGTGCAACAGCTTCACTGGCGTCCTTCATGTCATTGGCATCTTTACTGAGATTGACTTCTTCCGGAACCCAAAAGAATCCACGTGCAGTCTGTTCAATCTTTTGTAGCTTCTGATACTTGACTTCTTCAAAACGCTGAATAGTTACAGGACCTGCAGGGTCAAGGAACATCTTGCGAGTAAGATAATCTGTTTTAGTGTGTAAGTTATATTGTTGCTTGCTCATCTTAGTCCCTTAATAGTTTGATAATTGTTTGTGCTAAATCTTTGAACCAACGTTCATCGTGTCCCCTAGTTGTTTCGGCAGCAACGCCGATTCGTACTCCGCTAGTTTCAATGAACCCGCGAGTATCATTGGGAACACCATTTTTATTTACAGTAATGCCATGAGTTTCTAACAAGTCAGCAAACTCTCTACCGCTATACTTTTCGTTATTTAGATTGATGGTCATCATATGGCAGGCAGTACCGCCACTAACAACATCAACATTGGCTTCAATGAACTCTCTGGCCATTGCTCGTGCATTAATCTTGATACGCTTTGCATAAACCTTGAATTCTGGCTGCAATGCTTCATAGAAGCACTGTGCCTTAGCAGCAATGATGTGCATCAACGGGCCACCCTGCGTTCCCGGGAACACTGCACCATTAATCTTCTTATTGTAAGACTCATCATTCCAAAGTATCATGCCGCCTCTAGGACCGCGCAATGTCTTGTGTGTAGTAGTTGTTGCAACATGTGCGTAAGGGAATGGATTTGGATATTCGTCTGCTGCAATCAATCCTGAATAGTGACTGATATCAGCTAATAGAATAGCGCCAACACTATCAGCAATTTCTCTGAAACGGCGCCAGTCAATGACTTGACTATATGCACTTGCACCTGCAATAAGCATCTTGGGCTGAACTTGTCTGACTAATTCAGCTACGGCATTGTAGTCAATCAAACCGTTTTCGTCAACGCCATAGCTATAAGCTTCAAACCACTTGCCACTCGCATTAACTTTTGCACCGTGACTTAAGTGGCCTCCGCTAGCTAAGTCCATACCAACAATCTTGTCATTGGGAGTCAGGAAAGCTTTGAATACTGCTAGATTGGCATTGGCTCCTGAGTGCGGTTGAACATTAGCAAACTTGCAGTTGAACAATTGAGTAGCATATTCAATTGCAAGATTTTCCACTTCGTCAACATGTTCGCAACCATTATAGTACCGCTTGCCGGGCAGTCCCTCAGCATACTTATTAGTAAGAATACTTCCACATAGTTCCATAACTTCTGGACTAGTAAAGTTTTCACTAGCGATTAGTTCAATGGTGTTTTCCTGTCTGACCTTCTCTTTGTTGAGAATATCTGAAATGCGTGTGTCAATCATTTAATAATTCCCTGATGCAAGAACGATTTTACAAATATGTTCTAATCTTTCAATATGCTCATATGCGCGCCAGGGACTAGTATCAATTGCAACTACGCCATGTCCTTTGATGCCCACGATATCATATGCGATGTTACCCTGACTGTCAAGACCTAAGTTAGTGTGACATTCTGTTGCAAGTTCTTCACTGATCGGAGGAACTTCCCCCACATTCGGTGCGACCCTAGTGTATCTGCCCAACTCAGGGAAGTGTGTCACTAACTCATTCAAGTTGATACCGGCATGCATTGCAGCAACACAGTATGTAGGGTGAACATGCACTACTACACGAATGTCATCACCGTGCTGACCCATATTCTTTAGCAAGCCATAGTGTAGCGGAATCTCTCCGCTAGGTGTTAGCTTTTCGGAGATATCGGTGTACTTTGCAACTTCCCAGCCATTTTCAACTAAATCAATTTTCTTGAATTGATCTGGTTGTAATGTCTGTTTTCTTACGCCACTAGGAGTGATGAAGAAATGGTTTCTATCGTGGTGTCTTATGCTTACGTTACCGTCTCTGCTGGTAATCCAGTTACGGGCATAGGCATCCTTTAAAATATCACAAATTGTTTCTAACATTATAACTTACAACTTTCGCAGTCACCGTCTTCTTCAAAGAAATCAATTTCTTCAAGCGGTGCATCATCTTCTACTTCTTTCGCGCCCTTCTTATTGATCAAGCTGTAATAGATAGTCTTGATTCCCCACTTACTTGCAAGCATTAAGTTCTTTGCGATGAGCGTTGTAGGGACCTTACGATCAGGGAAGTGAGCAGGATTGTAGAAGGTATCTGTGCTGATTGACTGATCCATGTAAGCGGCTAGAACAGCGGAGGTCTTGAGATAACCAACACAATCAGTTTGGTCCCACATAAGCTGATACTTGTTCTTCAACTTCTGATATTCAGGAACAACCTGAATGAACGATCCAGCCTTTGATTCCTTGACGCTAATTAAACTCATTGGCATAGCAATGCCGTTCGTTGAATTGATAACCACCGAACTTGATTCTACCGGAGCAATTGCACCAACTGTGGCATTACGCACACCGTACGCCTTCATTTCAGTGCGTAGTGTTTCCCAATCAAGTTCAGGAGTAAAGTCTGCTAGTTCGTTGACACCCTTTGATCTAAGTTCCCAAGGGAAGATGCCTTGACCATAGCGAGTCTTGTCACTGTCTAAGCACTTGCCGCGTTCCTTAGCAAGTTCAACGTTTGCTTCCATCAAGTAATAAGTTTGATGTTCACCCCAACTCTTGATTTCTTGCAATGCATCTTGTTCTCCATACTTGTAGCCGCGCTTTGCATGCCAGTATGCAAGATTAGTAACGCCGATGCCGATTGGTCTGATTTCTTCGTTTGATAGCTTGCTTTGGATTGACAAGAAGTCCTGATAGTCTAGGATATTGTTCAAGCTACGCAATAGAATGCGACATGCTCTACGCATATCTTCTGGATTTCTAAATGCACCCCAATTCATTGAACCAAGTGTACAAAGAGCAATACGACCGGTAGGATCGTCTAAACGCTTGAATGGCTTTGTGGGAAGAAGGATCTCAACACAAAGGTTTGACTGATAGATTGTATGATACTCAGGATCAAACGGACCCTGATTCATTACGTTATCAATGAACACGAGATAGATTCTACCTGTGTCAGTGCGCTCCTTGAGAATGCCTCCCTTGAAGACTTCCTCAGCACTCATTACCTTTCTACGCAAATCCTTACGCTTTTCATACTTCACGTAAAGTTCTTCAAACTTTGCGGTGTCCTTGTAGAATGCTTCATACAGGTCAGGAACTTCGTTTGGATCAAAGAACGTGATATTCTCTTTGTTCTTGAATCGCTTCCAAAAGAATGCAGATAGAACTACACCGTAGTCCATATGACGAACACGAGTTTCTTCCGTACCCTGATTGTTCTTAAGAACGATCAAGTCATCAAACTGATGGTGCCAGATAGGATAGAATACAGTGGCACTTGCGTTACGAATGCCACCCTGTGAGCAAGAACGTAAGTCACCGAACCATTTCTTCAAAAACGGAATCATGCCAGTGTGCATGATTTCGCCCCCGCGGATAGGCGAACCGAGGGGGCGAAGCCTGCCGATTTCTAAGCCAATGCCAGCACGTTTGCTAGCATACTTAGCCATCATTTCTCCCGAAGCAAAGATTGAATCTAAGTCATCGTCACTGCGAATAAGAACACAAGAACTAAACTGCTTAGTAGGAGTGCCCAAACCAGCGAGGACCGGAGTAGCAAGAGTGAATAGTCCATCGCTTGCTGCATTGTAGTATTCTTTAACGAACTTAAGACGCTTGCTAGCTTCTTCCATATGAAAGACTGTAGCTGATGCGACCATATACCGAACTTGAGGAGTTTCATAGATTTCCTTAGTGGCTCTATTGCGAACAAGATATTTTTCAATCATCTGTTCAATTGCTGCGTATGAGTACTCCTCGTCCTTCTCATGGTCAATGAATTCATCCATCTTGTTCCATTCATCTTCCGAATACCATTCAAGAAGTTCGGGAGTGTAAAGGCCCACCGATATATTCTTCTTTACAATCTCATACAATGATGGTGGGTTATAATTTCCATATACGTCTTTACGAAGCATGGAAAGTCTTTGTCTACCTGCGACATATTGATAGTTGGTGTGACCGATATCGGGATTAGCCTCAATATCAATCAAATCCACGATAGCTCTAAGAGTGATTTCATCAATCTCTCGTGTAGTTATTCCATCGTAAAAATGTGGATGTGCTTTAATTTCAATCATGGATTGGCTTACATCAGCCGTTCCATTGCATACTTTTGTAATCTGTTGTTGCCACTTTTCTAGGGACAGTGGCTCTTTGTTCCCTGATCGCTTTGTTACATTAATCATTCTTTGCCTATTTTCTGTTTTAATGGTTTAATATCAATTTGTTTGAAGTTAGTGAAATCTGATAGACATGTATTTAATACTGAATCAGGGTACCAATTCATTATATATTTTGCGTTGTCAACCAGGACTAAACATACGTTCTCATTATTATCGTCTAAACAGTCCACAAAGTCAATGTTTTTTACACCCAATAGCATAAGTGTGTATACCATTCCTAAACCTCGGGCATATTTACAATAGTTATTATCACTAATGAGTTCCCATGGATTGGGCCAGTCGGGCGTGTCTGCTGGATGTAGATAGTGATTGACGAGTGGGGTCTTTTGCCAAAACTTGTCTACTTCAACGCAGATACTTTGTATATCGCCGTTTTCTAAAGATTGTCTAAGCGAATGCCATGCACGAAGACGAGTATAATAGTCTAACAGAAAAATATTCATCACATTAATGATACTTATATTAGATGCTAATCAACTGTTAAAATGTGATTCTAAATCCCGATCCAGCTATGTTAGTGAATATAATCCCCCCTACTGCTAGAGAGTTAGTACCGGTAATATAGCTGATACTTAGGTAGTCATTTGTTCCCCCGCCGGCAAATGTCAAGCCAGTATTATTACCACCGTTAACACTATTAGCACCAACATTCCATGCAGTCAGTTTAAATAATGTTGCATTAGATGTAGAGGTTGACCCAACTGTGACTAGATTGCCGGCGGTGCCTGCAAGATCAAAGTTAGTAAAGGATTGCGTTTCTCCTGCACCAAACAAAACAGTGCATGGTTGAACAGTATTGTTGAACGTAGTGAATGTAT